AAAAGAGGCCTATTGCTAGGCCTCTTAGTTATTAGCGTGACTGGTGAATCTTAGCCCAGCGTCCCTTATCATCGCGAACGTTGTAGAAGCGAGGCTGCAGAACAACCTGGCTAGAACGATTCACGAATCCAAGAACGGTGTACTTATTGGATGGAAAGCGACGAGTCACGGCATTCATGCGAGTCTCGACACTCTCGTCACCAAGAGTACGGGTATAGATGTCCTTTACAATCACGTTTTCGGATACGGTATTCATAATTACTCAAATATTCTAAAGGTAGTTTATATTTAATCTACTTGTTTTACTAAGGATTTTAATAAATATTTGGAAACACCTTTATACAAACAATATAAAACAAAAGATGACAAAACAATTTATTGCAGTACTTGGTAAAGTTGACGAAAACACGACGGAAGAGATCACATTAAAGGAAATAGCGGTAAATGCAGGAGATTACTTAGAGGCTCATAAAGTAGCACTATTTAAATGTAATTTAGCTGAAGGAGAAATCGTATTTCAAATAAGAGAAGCTAGTACTCGTATTGTTAGATTTGATCACAAAAAGGGGTTTATAACTAATTAAGAGTGATAGAACCCTACGTCGACTATCTTGTCACCGTCGACAAATAGCTTACCATCTACACGTCCACCAGCATCTGCAGCAGTACTTCCTACGAATGTTGGACCTGAGACCCAATTTGAATTGACTCCGGCGCCTGTTATTAAGACCCCATAAGGCGGGGTAGTTACGTTTTGACTAAATCTACCAAATGTACCATATGTTGCAACTGCAAAAACAGGTATTACTGTTCCTGCTGGATAGTAACCAGTACCGTTTACAGTACCGCCACCAGGTTTACCGCCACTACCGGTTTGAGTGGATACAACAGAAAGGAAATATGAAGGTACTGCGACAGGTTCAATTACAGTTCTATTCATACCAAGTACTAACTCCGACTCTCCTTCTGTGGTGCGGTATGCGCTTACTGTAAAGCTGGATGACGACACTGGAACCATATTAATAGATGGGTTGACTATTAGTAATGGGTCTGCGTTGCTAGCTTTACCATCGAAAGACCATACGTGGCTTGCATAAGGATTATCATATAGATAACCCCCTAAGGTATTATTAGCAATACCCACATACGGAATATAGTCTCCGCTTAAACCGTACAGGCTTACGTAGCAAGATGAAAACGCGGTACTTGAAACACTATTTTTAAATGTGGTATTATAGAAGCGGCCATCCGAAGAATAAATACGAACACGTGGTCTAATTTGATCCAAGCTCAATATAGCACCTAAGCTTAACGTTATTTCAAAATCGGCCCCAAAAGTACCTTCAATACCGTCAGCAGCAAGCGAAGCGCTATCGGATGTCAGAATCGAACTTAATGGTATGTTAATTGTTGTAGCGTTGTATGTCAGTGTATACGCTGCTAGAATTGTATCGCTAGCTTTAATTATAAAGGTGATAATTTCAGGTAAAGTTGCACTACCAGTATTAGTATCATAAACAGTGACTGAAAGTACCGTAGAAGAAGCGGCATTAATCAAGCTAAACGTTATTGTATAATCATTACCGTACCGGGCGTTATTATTGTATAAATTACTATAAAGATTACCTACATAATCTGCAGAAGCGAAACTAAATAGTAATGGTAATGGTGCTGGAGTTGTTGTCGTGGTTGTAGTAGTTGTCGAAGTTTCGTAAATTATATTGCCAACCGTGGTTGTAACTAAACCAATAACATTAGTTAGATATGAAGTAGGGGTTCTTATAACTTCAGGTTTTAAAACATTAAGAATTGCTTCCTGTACTTTATAAATTTTATCTAATGTTCTATTAATAACTGCAGAACTTACTATTTCATTACTATAGATATAATTACTTTCATCTGCACTCAACGAATTAATTAATTCGTTTGCAGAAAGATCTCGAGTTGTAAAATTAGAAAGATTATTGCTATTATCTAATGTAATAACATATTTGCTGTTAATACTTTTTGCTAATAATTCGTGATTATAAAGTAAAGGTTTAAGAGCCTTATTATAAACCCAGTCTACTATAAATTCATTTTCATTAATTGTTATAGTGGATAAAGACGTGTAATAAGTATCCAGTAAAGTAGTGTTGACTATTTCTTCTGTAACAGGTACATCAGTAAATTTAAATATTCTACCTGTAGTAATTAAATAAAAATAATAATTTTGATCTATAAAAGCAGTAACAATATTTTCAGATATACCTAATGAAGCTGTTGACTTGCTTGGAGATAATAATTTATTTACAAATATTCCATTACTTGTAAATTTATAAACATTTTCAGTAGTTACTACGTATAAAAACTTACCAGCCGGATCTATAAGAATCTTTTTAATATTAGCTGTAGACGGAACTTCAAGTAAGTTAAATGAAGAAAGTAGAGCACTACTATTATTATAAATTAATACCTTAAACGGTGATGGAAACTTAACATCGTTAGGTACTATCTTACTCGAACTTTTACCAGAAGTTATGACCCCGTCTATACCTATCGCTTCTATCTTAAACGACGTGTATGTAGAAGAACTAGAAAATACATATGTGGTTAACTTTGGTAGTGTAGGAAAAATAGATAAATCAGAACTTATTGAATTTATTAAAGTATAAGAATCAGTTTCAGCAGTAGAACCGTATATATTAAAATTACTCGTTACACCAGGATAATAATTCAACCGCTCCCCGTCATGGTTCCAAGTTACTCTGTACTGGGTTCCTATTTCAACTGCACTAGTGGTGACTGATGTAATTACTGGTACATTAGGTGCGTATATACTTCCTAGAATGTAAATATTACCTGTAGTATTATCAATATCGAAATGCTTTACCTCGTAAGCGCTAAGTTCAGAGCTATAAATTGTATTAGTATAAGTTAACGCAGAATTATAAACTTTAATACATCTATTACCGATATCTCCTACATAGACCTGATTATTATAAACCTTGACGGTATTAGGGACAGGGTTATTATTGAAGGCGTTTCTGTCTGATAAAGTACCGTTACTGCCTCCGACTTGATTAACAGGCGTTAAGGCGCTATCAAGATAGTATCTATACACTGATACTAAAGAATTTGAACCACCAAAATTTAAACTACCAAGCACGTAAAGATCCGTGCCATTACTATCTATACTATAGACATTGAGCGGAGTAGAATTCTTTGCTACGGTCGAAAGTTGATTTACAATAGTATTATTAAAGTCATTTTTTCTAACCTGCACCAATCCATTATCAAAAGCTATATAGTTATTATAATCAGGCGCTGCTAAACCGTTTTTATAAGATCTAAAATCTACTATACTTTCAGCGGGTATTATACCTGTATAACTACCAGAAAGATTAAAATACGCATTCGATCCTGTCAGAGCATTATTCCAAGTCGGGAAAGCAACTAAATCTCTCAACCATTCAACTAGAGTCATATTTGGACTCTTTTTAATTGCATCAGTAATTCTGTTTAAATAACTGAAATTTTCTTTTAACTTACTATAAGCCGCATTTATATTATCTGCGACTGCCCATTCATTAGAGCCTATATTCACTTCTTCCTTAGAATATGGCAGCGTAAGATTTATACCTAAAGTGTCTTTATAATCTTCAAGATTTAAATCAGAATATGTATCTTGTATATAGAACCTTTGCGACGCTGTTACTGTGTAATTGTTACTACCGTCATTACCAGTTACTACAGCAGTATAAGGCACACTACTAGCTGCAGAATATGTATGAGCAAAATAAAGTGTAGTACTAGCTGCTGTTGAATACGTGTCAGTCTCTCCATCGCCCCAATCGACAGTTACACTTGTAATATTATTACTATCTGGCAAGACAGTCTGTATCCAGACAGGTATTCCAGTAACTGCAAATGTATACGGGGAATATATCTTAAAAGGTATAACTGCACTCGTAAGAGCGTCTGTTATAGTAAAGTCTACTATTGCGTCATATATCACTCTACCATTGACTCCCGCTGTAGCTGCAAATGCACTTCCAGGCACTACGTAACCGTAGGTAGGATTTGTACTTAACACTCCATTGAATGTATAACGAAAATTATTACCAGTATTTAAAATTTGATAATTACCCCCAGAAAGGTATGAATTTATAAAACGTGCTTTACCTATATAAGTACCTGGAGTGCAGCCTTGCCCGGTTAGAGTAATATCGTTCGGTCCGTAATAAGCGCCACTATCTAAAGTAATAGCAGAAGATCCTAATACAAAACCTCGACAGGATCCGTTTATGAATCGTACACCACCAGAACATTCAAAAGAAGTAGTAGGTACCCAAGCTGCGGAGCCAGTAGTTGTTACTAATAATGTTAAGGAATCATATGGAGATGTAGTAATTGCGCTAGTAGTAACATATAGATTTATAGATGAAAGTAATGCCCCGCTTACAGAGTAACCAGAAGCCGCTACAACTCCTGACCTATATAAAACAGCAGATGTATAAGAAGGTATTTCCCCTCCTGTACTATTTCTTACAGTAGCTTTTATATAATTTGATGAAACGTTAGTTGTGTAGAAAACGCCACCTAAAGTATGCGTATCTAAATAGACCGGTTCAGAGCCTGCTTCAATTATAGTAACTACATCAGGTATAATTACAGACTGCCCATATATAGCTGAAAAATTAGCGCTTAAAGCGCCGCGACCCATTATAATAGGGTTAGCTGGTTGAACCCATGGAGCAGCTGTGACAGGTGGTACCGAAACCCCTGTGGCCGGAGCTGAGGCTGTAGGGTTCGATCCTGGCGTCTCGGTATCTATTTCTAAGGATATATATGCATTAACTGTAGAAAAAGTTAAATCTCTATCTGCATAATAATTTAAATAAACTCTAAAACCGTTAGTACCTACTTCAGAAAAACTACGACTGATAGACTCTACTGTCGGTTCAAAATCTTGCGTAACAATATCTAGTATTTCAATACAGTCTTGTTTTTGTAGATAAGTTAGATCAGTACTTTTATTAACTAAGTTAGCAATAACCCCTCTTGCAAGCGGTAGTGAAAAAGAGGTATTTTCAAATCTAATTAATCTCATATTATTCCCAAATTATATTGTTGAGTTGTGTATGCACTGGTACGACTTTACTTAATGATGCAATTATGTTTTTCTCTATTATTTGTCTTACTGCTGTGTTAGTTATATTAGAATTTTTAATTTTAATATTAAACATGTTAGACTTTGCGCCAGGCAATCTATGTAAGAAAAATCTTTCTATTTGTTCTAAATAATATCTTTCTCCGGTTGGCACTGACCATTTTAAATCTGTAAATGAACTCTTTAAGAATTGTTTTTGTATAGCTTTGATATCAGATTGCTGTAATGCCTGTGTATAATGTCTTACATCTGCTATTTTACCTTTAAAGTTATATACATCTAACCCAGTATATTCTGCTAAAGTCTGCTTTTTAAAGCTAGCTGATCCAATAATTAAATCTGGATTATTCTTGTTATTATATATTCTATATATACTTGAAGCACTACCAACCTGTGTGCTTTTTACGACGTTACCGTCTATATAAAACTTTAAAGTATTATTATTATCTAATGTTGCTGCAAAATGATGCCAACCAGGAGTTAAATAACTAACATCATAATTTAAATTAATTGCAGAACCAGTACTATTTTCCGTAGCTATATTACGCACGAAAGCCTTTATAGATAAATCATTATCACTTTCTGCATTGTATATGTATTTTCTTTGATAATCGTACCCGGTAGGATCTCCTAGAGTTACATTTGAACTGTCCGTTAAATTAACTGTAGTTACAATATCTCCTGTAGTAGAGTCAATTTTAAATAGCTTTTGTGTTTTTGGGTCTATGACTACACCATAATGTACTGTTGCACCTGTTACTTGACTTATTTCAGAAACGAATGTAATAATTCTAGGTTTACTATCTACCACATCTTCTACCCCAGATGCTACCGGGGCATTGGTTAAATAAACATCCCAGATTAAAGTTCCATAATTATCTAACTTGCAAAGATTACGCTTAGCGTACAATAGCCAAATATTATTTTCGTGGTCGCAAGCTATGTATTCCCCGCTTACAGCAGACAAAATCGACGAAGTAGTTCCTGAGTACGGCTGCCTTGAAAGTATATTATCTGCTAAAGTAAATCTAGTGTTATTACTATCTACCACACTATTACCTACTGTACCATTAAAATAGTATGGTATACCGTTCAAGTCAATGCCGTAATTATTATAGCCAGATTGTGTACCGCTTATGGTACCGGTTGTTGAAAGGGTACCATCTATATTGTACTTACGCCACACAAAAGATGAAGCTGCTGGTGAGGCAAATACTAGTATTTGTTTTTTACTGTTTTCCTGTATTAAATTAGCTCCAAAAATATCACCTGAGATAGATATAGAGTATGAATTTGCAATTAAATCATCTTGATCGTATACTAAAATTTGTTTGTTTTCTGTAACTATGTAATAACTTGAATCGTATTCTGCTTTTAAAATAAAGTTTTTATTTGTTAAATCAGTAGGGGTAGATTTAAGCGTAACTAAGTTAGTATTAGTTGTTGTTACTGTGTTTCTTGCTATACTTAAAAACGGCGTCAAAAGAGTATTATTTTTCGTAATACCTATACCGCCACTATAATAATTACCTACAATTTGACTACCTTGTACATTACCCCAGTTAGTATTATAAGCATAAGCTGCCAAAGTTACACCAGGGTAGTTAAGTTCAGAATCGGTATAGTCTGACACCCCGTAACATACACTAGTATCAATTGATTCCTGATTGGTGCCTTGAAATATCTCTACAGCACTTGTAGCAAAATTTTTAATGATACCAGCGCTTAAACCAGTTGCTTCATTTATGAGAGGAGTAGTCCAGTTTTTATAAAAACGAGTTAAAGAAGAAGAAAGAGCATCAACTACAGTTTTGTTATCTTCTGGTCCTATACGGTGATAAACGTACAAGCTTTCCGGGTTAAAAGTCTGTGTAGAAGGTGTATCCCAGATTAAATTTGGACGATTATTTGCTGCACTAGTTACAGCTGTAGAAGTTAAAACACTAGTTAAATTAATATGCGCCGGATCGTAATATCTATCCATCCATACAGCTTCTCCGCTAGCAGGGGATGCAGATAGCCAGGAGCAAAAATAAACCCCATTCTGTACGCCAGGGTTGTTGCCCCAGTTAGTATATTTTCTATAATTAGCTTTTTTAACAAATAGTCGATCAGAGCGATAAGGTGATGAGCCTCCTAATGCGCCGGTCTTTACTAGCGTTGAAGCTGATAACGCTAAAGAAGTAGCGCTTACTGGAAAGTGAAAATATGTATCTCTATCTTTTACAAATATTTTTGCAATCTCTGAACCTTTATAACTTAGATAGATTTTATCATTGCCGTCTGTCGTATTTAAACCGGTATATAATTTATTATAGTTTCTTAATTGAGTGCTTAAAGTAGGTGTTTGTATACCTTCTGCAGAGTAGTAATTCTTAAGAGGTGTTATATTAACATTTGCGTAGTCTATTGTTGTATCTAATGTGGTGTAGGGTGTAGAAATTAAATAGTTACTACAGAGTGCTTTAGTGGCTGTGCTTATAGTTAAATCATTCGGTGTAGTGACATATTTCGCTAAATTTGATTCTCCTTTATTAGGTATGGTATTATAATAAAAACGATTTAAGTAGAAAGTTTGTACAGAGCTAAAATTAGTATCTAAATAAGGTACTAGCCCGACAATGTTAATACCGGTATAAACATTAAATAAAGTGCTATAATTAGTGAAAATAACTGCTTTATCGTTAAAAAGAGTAACATTAAACAGCTGTGTTGAAGCTCCGGTATATGTCTGAACACCTAAAGTAGTACTACCTGTTCTAGTAATACATAAATTACTATCAACATTAGTAAAGAAAACAGTACCGCTAGAAGTTTGATCTAAAGTAAAAACAGTAGCGCTAGATATATTACTAGTATAAGTTATATTTGTACTGGATACAGCAAGATATAACGGAGTACTACCAGATAGAAACGAAATAGTGGTATTAGTTATTACATTAGTTCTATCTACTTCTATATAGTCAGCAACTTTATCGTTTAAATTAAAATTATCTGTAAGAAACAATAAATTATCTTGATTAGCTGCAAAATCTTTTGCACCGGACAAGATACCAGATATATTAATGTATGCCCCTTCTATCGTGTAAAACGTAGTGCTATCTATAGTTACATTTTGATCATAACCATATTGCAAACTAACCGGAGAAGGGCTAACAATTGCCATGAAAATACTTAGGATTAGATAGCAAATAGTCTAATCAGCCGCAGAAGAAATATTAATCGTTCCTACAAATGAAGTTAATTGAAAATCAGATAAATCCGTTATAGACCCTATAGTTAGAATATTATCAGAATGGATAACTATCCCTTTTGTGAGATCTTCGGTTACCATCCATAATATTTGCTGCTTATTAGAGTTTTCCCATTTTACTATCTGTCCTTGTTTAAGCATCATATTTAAATTATTATAAAAATATTACTTTTTTATCGTTAACTAATTTATCTATTACTTTTTTTTCTATATCAGGTTTGTGCAAATTACCTTTTTTAACTGCATTAAAATAATGATGCTCTGTGCGTTCCCACCAATCAAAACCTGTAATAGTAAGCTGAGAATATTCCTTAAGAAGAATCCAAATAGCAAACAGTCCCGTAGAATAGCAGTAATATTCTTTTTTATCTATACCAGAATAATTAACTAAATCCATTAAATCTGATGATTCTGTTTTATAGATATTTTTAGCTTGAGGCATAAAATTTATAAAATCCTTATATAGCGCATCTTTATTTTTATCCCATTGCCAACTATGTAAGTATATTTTTTTATAAGGTATACCCAGTCTCCATTGAGCAGGTTTGTTTGTAAAATTAATTACATTAAACCAGATTGTAGTTTTTGTCCCGACATTTTGTTCATATTTCTTTGTTTCATACTCGTTGAATCTTACTACCTCTTCGTATGAATCAATTAAGGATCCGTTTTTTTTATCTAGTAAAGACGTTCCGTTACCCACTACAATAATTTTTTGCATTAGTTTACAATTTTAAAGCCGTTACTGCTTTATTTAAAATATTTTTTATTACCGGCTCTGGAATCTTTTGCTTGAAAGCATTAACTATACCTTGTATAAATTCATGCTGAGGATCTTTAAGTATCTCTAGCCAGCCTACAAAATAATTCCAAATACGGTCTTCAAGTATATTAGGGTAAGGTACTCCGTTAGGTCTTCCAAATCTATGATTCCATTTAAGTTGAGGTAAGCATATACAACTAGCATCGTTTCTTCTAAATTTTTCATGTATATAACCTTCTTCCCCACCAAAGCCTTTAAAGTGTTCGTTAAACCCAGGCCAGGCAGCTGTACGGCATGAAAATAAACCAAGTCCCATCATAGGTATTTTAAACGGTTCGCCCTTTTCATATTTTTCTTTATTAGTAGCCCAGACCCCGAACATTACATCTCGCCAGACTGGATCGAAATGCGTAGAATATGATTTGAGGTCATCATACCACAACGGACCTTGCACGAGATTATTAGTTTCGGGATTAGAATCGTAGTATTTCAATAAAGTCTGTATGCCATCTTTCTCAATTAATACGTGCGAGTCCATACAAAGTGTGTATTCACCAGCAGCGTTTTTAAAAATTTCATTACGAGTAGAAGTACTCTTTTTTGCAGTATAAGGTATATATTTTTCTTTAGCCCAATTAGTTATAAAGTTTTTTATTTCTTTACCGTGAGCACTTTCAGGGTTGTTATCAACTACAATAATCTCTACTTCATTTTTTAACTCCGCTAAATGGTACATCTTCAACGCCTGCACGGTAAAAAAAACACCGTCATAGTCATCGTATACTGCCATTCCTATAGTTAATTTCTTAGACATACTATAATTTATATGCTAATTTAAATTAGTCAAATAATTACGGCGGAGGTGTAGTTGTAGTAGTTGTTGTTGGTGGAGGTGGCGGAGGTGTAGTCGTAGTAGTAGTCGGAGGAGGCGGTGGAGGTGTAGTCGTAGTAGTTGTAGTTAAAGTGAAAGTAGCTGTTATAGTCGCATTTCCTACAGGCATTACTATTTGAGTAGGATTATCTGTATTAGTGAAGCTACCAGCAAATGAATGAGCCCAAATCCAGTTATTAAAGATATAACCCAGGCTAGGAGATGCAGTAATATTTGTACTGTTACTTCCTACAGGTACATTTTGTGTACTTCCTGCAGTACCTCCGGTATTATATGCAACTGTTAATAATGGAGCCGGGGTCGTTGTTGTAGTCGTAGTTGGTGGTGGTGGAGGTATTGTAGTAGTAGTCGTAGTGGTCGGGGCTGGAGTCGTTGTAGTAGTAGTCGTTGTGGTCGGGGCTGGAGTCGTTGTAGTAGTAGTCGTTGTGGTAGTAGTCGTTGTGGTCGGGGCTGGAGTCGTTGTAGTAGTAGTCGTTGTGGTAGTAGTAGTCGTAGTGGTAGTAGTAGTCGTAGTGGTAGTAGTCGTAGTGGTAGTAGTCGTTGTGGTAGTAGTAGTCGTAGTGGTAGTAGTCGTTGTGGTAGTAGTCGTTGTGGTAGTGTTATAAACAAATACTGACCAGCCAAAATTTACGTCGTCTTGTGGATCTGTCAAACCAGCTACATTAGAGAGTTGTGCGGTATAGTAAAAACGCGTTCCAGAGCCTTCTGCCATTCCTGTTCCTTTATATGCAGAAATTTCACTATTCCAAATAGCATAAGTAGTGCCTGTTGCTTCCTCTCCAGCTGTTACATAGGTACCACCGTCCCAGTTATACCACTGATATGTCACTGGAGTGCTTCCATCGTGGTCTACAATTTCTATGTTTATATTGGTACCTGATAGTATTGGATCAGCTGATGCAGGCTTGTTAGGGCTATTATCCCATGGACTAAAATTCACATAAGAAGGCAATATTGGCCCGTTAAAAATTAAATACCAACCAAATTTAGGAGAAGTACCGTACTGGTTTAATAATTCTACAGCGTAATAAAACGCACTTACTCCCGGAGAGCCTGTCGCACTTCCTACACCGGGGGGATACGTATTGCCAAGATAATACGCAGATGTAGATGCTGTCTCTCCAGATGCTTCTACATATCCGATACCGTCCCAGTCATACCACTTGTAGCCTGTTACAGGCGACACGGCCGTATAACCAACTACTTCAACCAGCATATTGTCAGTATAATTAAATGTAGTACCGGCTGGTGGATCAAACACTGCGTCTGTGGCAACACCACTTTCTAGATTAAATTGCCATCCCAGTATTTCAGAGGTACCACCTAAATTAGTTATTTCTACCCCGTAATAATACGTACTAACAGCTGGGCTTACATTAGTATCAATATCAGGGTCTCCCGGAGGGTAACCATCACCCAAATTATATGCTGATGCTGCAGAACCGGAAGGAGCCCCTGTTGGATTCCATGCACTTGCTACCCAGTTATACCATTGATAATTTGATACAGGCGAACAACCGTCTTGACTAGTTACTGTTACAGAAAGAGAGCTTCCAAGATAATAAGTGCCTTGAGACGCTGGGTCAAAACCTACTTCCGTTACTATACCCGGGGTTAAATAAACAGTCCATCCAAATATTTGAGATTGACCGAGCGCATTGGTTAATTGTACTCCATAATAATAAGTACTTACCGCTGTTGTTAAATTAACATCTGGGTCTCCCGGCGGATAACCAGCACCTAGATCATAAGCTGAAACTGTAGCTCCGGATACGGCCTCATTTGGTACCCAGGCATCCGCTATCCAGTCGTACCATTGATAATTAGTAATAGGGCCGTCCCCGGTATACCCAGTTACTGTAACAGAAAGAGAATTACCTAAACAATATGTACCTTCTGAAGCAGGGCTAAAAAATACTTCTGTAATGGTACCAGCTGATAGAAATACTGCACTTAAATTAAAGCTACTAGGCGGGAATGAAAATACTAACGGGTTTCCGGTAATAGGTTCAGATATATTTGTTTCATAACCACTAACCCAATACCCGAATACCGAGCCGTCACTCGGCCCAGCTGATACCTGCACAAGATTGGTATAATTGTAAGGTCCTATATTTTCTGCAGATGCAGGATCTGTTACACCACTACCTGCGCCTGCATAGTATAAATTATAATAGAGATCAACAAGTGTATATATAGCAGATACACTTGTTGTACCAGAGTTTTGTATTGTTATGGTAAGATCATTTATAGTAGCCCCGTTATTAGCAGTTAAACTACTAAATTGGTAACCGGCGCTAGCAGCTGTGAGTAAGGTAAATTCAAAACCTATACCAGATGCAGAGCCACTAGTAGTACCATTATCTCTTCTCGTGTAACCACCGGATGCTGGTACGGAAACAATACTATAATTATAGTATTCTCCCGATGCCGGCCAAAACTGCACCCAGTTACCGTCTTTTTTGACATACCCCTCAGTAATAGTTCTCCAAGAGTTACTGTGTTTAGTATAAAACTCAATAACTTCTTTCCAGGCACCGCTTACTTTAGTATAGATACTCATTCAGTATTATGAATATACTAAGTAAATGTCTCCGTTATTTCCAGTACCTGAATCCGGTATACCAGGAGTATCTGTTACTGTACGGTTGCTCCAGCCGTTTGTGCCTATCGTATAAGATATTCCATCTACTACAGTACCTAAAGTGTTAGTAGCGCTTATAATAGGAGACTGTACACTAGTTTGTGCATAAATATTACCTGTACCTGTAGATGGATTAACTGCTCCTGAACCAGCTAAATCTGGCGCTACACCGTAGCCGACGCTTAAATTACCTCTTGCCCATAATGACCCGGCTTGTGGGTTATAGCCTGAACTTGCCGTGGTTGAAAGGTAAGGCGCGCGAGTTATAGTTACCAGTCCGTCATTTTCTACAACCATTCTTTGCACCCCGACTACAGCTCCTCCGTTTGTATAAGAATTATTTGTATGAAGTGCTATAGTACTTCCCACACCAACACCAGCCTGTAAAACAAGTTGACCGCCAGCAGCTGCTGTAGGGTAATCGTTACCTACTAGGTCGATTTGTGCACCATTCTGAACGCCATTTGCACTACCAGAAGTAATAGTAAAGGCTCCACCGTTGTTAGTGTAACGCATACCTAAACCAGATGTAACTATTATTCCATCAGTAGTTTGCACGCCTTTAATCTGTACGGTATTTGTAGCATCATTATATTTTAGCCAACTATCGTTTGAGCCTACAGTAAAGTAAGCATTGTTGGCGCTCACCCCTAGCCAGAATCCAGCAACATTATCATTATTTGGCCCGGTTTTATTTAAATAAATAGTGCCGCTTGTAGCTAAGTTACTTGTAGCGCCGTTAAGTATAAGTTCGCTACCTGTCCACTTCATACTTCTACCGTTTGGACTTACTAGCGACATTTTATATACACCAGTAGTAGAATCCCCGGCGCGGCCGAGCCAGATACCGTTACCTTCATATGAAGTTGTGTTCATACCTAGGTACATATCTGTTGCAGAAGAACCACTATATAGTACAATACCGCTGTTACCGTAAGATAAAGATAAACGCACTCCGTCCCAAACTAAATTGTTAGAAGTACTGCCTACTCTAAACTTGGCGTAGTTATCACTGTCCATGCCTAACCAGAAACCGTCTTGCGGGCTTGCAGTCGGAATCCAGTCACTTGTACCATAGCTCCTTATTACGCCACGGTCAGTAATAGCGCTGGCCTGATACCCCATTACAAGGGTCTTTAAAATAGTTGCATCTTCAGCAAGTAATAGCCCTGTTGCTATACTTGAAAATTGCGCTCCGAAAGGAGCCCAGCCACTACCTACACCCGGTATACCTAAAACTGAGCCTAAGGCACTACTTGCTGCTAAGTAGTAACTACCGCCTGAGGCTGGATATACAACAGCGTCAGCTCGAGTAGATGTTCTAAAATAAGATGTACCGGCATCATAAACACCTCTATAAACTATACCCGGACCGGTATCCCCGACAGGACCAGCTTTTGATTTTGTTACGGAGAATACTTGTTCAAAACTGACCGGTGAACCCCCTATTGGAGAATATGTTGCAGTGAGTACCGTAGAGCCAGTATCAAGGGAAGCGTCAAAAGCAGTTAATACATAATAACTTGCATTAGCAGTAGGATAGGTCAAAATAGAGACCCCCATACCACTAGTTGTACTTTTTATCCCGTACACTACATACTGATTATCTACTAAATTTGAACCCTGGTATATTCTAAAATAACCATTACCTGCTGACAAAGGTGTAGTAACCACACCAGTACTATCGGCGCCTATAGTATGATTTTGATTAGTTAAAAACGAAGTAAAGCCTTGACCACCTGAAGTGACTTTTACAACACGTACAGCGTCAGATAGACCTGAAGCAATATGACTTGCGCTTACTACAAACGATTGTACTTCTTTACCTAGAGTTAAAGCACTCGCAAAATTAGTGACGGTAAGTGTTACTACATTACTACTTGTAGTGTTGGTAAGTAAAGAACCAGCGGCAGCATTAGAAGTACCGTCTGTATAGTACTGCACGCCAGACCACTGGACAAAGCCAGATATAATTGATAAGACTGCATTAAAAGTTGCTACCTGACTAGATGGAGTTGGTGTGCCAGTATTATCAAAAGTAAATACCTGAGTATCTGCATTTAAAAATACTGCTTGAGCGCTACCAGCCGGACCAGTTACACCCTGTCTTGATTTAGAAAGTGTTACTGCCCGGTCAATACTTTTTCCAAATACCTGCGCTCTGAATATAGCCGAAGCTCCGATAACATTATCATTAATACTATCAAGTGTGTATATACCAGTACTTGAACCTATAGAAAAATTTACTGTATTAATACCGCCTGCAGATACCGGGGTAATTAAACTCGTAGCTCCTTCCCCTACTACACTGTATGTCACGCCAGAAGTTACTTCGTTTAAGCCATAAAATACTTGAAATAAACCGGTAGCTTTAGCTTGCTCGCCCGGCCCTAATGTGCCATTTTGTTCAGAAGCTAATACTATAGCAGGATTGGTTAAATAACCCTGTAACGCATCTGTAGCGTCTTGTAGTCTAGTAATAGTAGTAATATCATAATATACATCTGTACCAGAAACGATACTTGCAGTTACTACGCAAGAATAAGCCGAACCGAATTGAGTATTTGTTAATGCTCGTGTGTTACCTGTACCACTAAAACTCGGTGTACCTATAAAGGTATTATTAATATCATATAACTTTCCGGCAAAAGTAGCCGTACCTGTTAAATTTTGCGGTACAGCGTATAAAAGTATAGAGGTAGGATTATACGGAGTTGCTGTTAAGGACGTCGTGCCAGCAGCTGCGTTACTACTAGCCTGAAATACATAACTCGACGCTACTAATTGCAGCCCGTAACTTGTTCTACCATCTCCGCCTGTAGCACCTGAAGGACCTACTGTTCCAGTTCCGGATACACCAGAAAATCCTGAAAATCCTGAAAACCCAGAAAACCCGCCGCCACCACTTAACCCGTTGTTTTGCAACCAGGTCAAAGTCTGGCTTAATGTCATCTTATACGTCTTCGGATCAGTAGAAGTTTTAGCAACTGGTATACTTGTATTGCCGGTTATTGTACCTGCTGGAATCGGCGGAAGTTGTGGGATCTTGATAGGCATTTTAGTATACTATTATTTATACTATATTACAGTTGTTACGGTAGGTATTTGGTTACCTCCATTAAAACTTAATAGCAAATAATTAGGATTTTTTGTTTCTAAAACAAATATCTGCGAATTACCCGGACCCCATACTCGAGTTTTTAACAAATTAATATCTTCAAACACATAAGGAGCAGATGAACCTGTTGGGTTTTGGGTAAGATATTGCAAAATTATATTTGCAGAAAGAGTATATACTACTGGAGTGAAACTCGTACCGGATATCGCAGTGATACTAACAGTTTGTATTGTTGTATTGTCATCAGCAATGTCTAGACCGGAAAACGTATAAGTTAAAGGTGCTCTTACATCAACATCCTTATATGTAGTTAAAGCTTCTGCACTGGTAGCAAATGTATAAACACGTGTTACAGTTTTATCAGGAAATCCGTATATAAGTTTACTAACAAAGCCTAGAGCGGATGGATTAAATGTAATGGTAAGAGGAGAAGTACCTGAACAAGAAGAAGTAAGAGCTGCAAAATTGTAAGTTAATGATGACATATTATACGACCAAAATGGTATTATTAGTTTCAGTTACTACTGGGTTATTTGTTTCTGTTGCAATTACATTACCAAATGTAGTTGTACCTGTACTGTAGTTAATTATTTTGTAGCTTTGGCCGCTAAAAGCAATAAACGTAATAAAATATGAATTTGTACTTTTATTATAAGTTAGTACAGGGGGCTTGATATAAGTTAAGTATAATTTATCAATGTCTTCTCCGGAAGCCCCCTGGTAGTAAATATACTCATTAAAGTTAGTATTATTAGTAGGCCATATTCTAACTCGTTCAGCAGGGTTATTAAGATTATACTCGTAAAGTACGGGTACTACTATACCTGAAGCAGACGGAGCGGTAGATACTATACTTGCTGAAAGTAACAAACAAGCTACGAATGTTTTTTCAGGTTCATTATACCATATACCCCCGTAGTATTGTATAGCGTCGCCGCTTAAAGTAACTCCTGTTAGAGAAGTACTTGAAAGAACTCGAGTAGGTAGAGTCGTTGCTAAATTTAAATTGAGATAATCTGTACCGGTATTTGTTATAGATACATCATTATAATCAAAAGTAATTTTCTCAAATAATGTATACCCACTAAGCCGAATAACTAAAGTATCAAAATATACTTCAAAGTTTTTAATACTATTACCGGTTAATTGATTATAAATTGTTGCTTGATTGTTATACTTGTTGTAAACGGCTGAAAGAGCATCTGTAGCTTTATATACATACCCGTCAATAGTCTTGACCCATAACTGTCCATAAGACTCTTGCATAGCATATATGCTTCGAGCGCTTAAAGCTGGTTTATAGAGAGCATACTGATTACCAAAAACATCAGCATGCCAAGAATATAATTCTTTGTCTGGTGTTATAACAGTATATTCAGTTCTTAAATCTAAATCAAAATATTTTAACCAGTCTAGTTCAGTAAACTTATTATCCTGTACCCATATATTTTTTTGAGACCCGGTCCAGTATTCAAAATCATCTTTTATAGTGACTACGCCGTATGTATTATTTTTCTGCGTTTCAATATTAGACTGATAAGGTATAAACTTCTGATACAAATCTGAATTTCTTACTTGACCATCAAAAGCGGTATCTGTAGAAGACCCTTTCATCCAGTCAGTATTTTCAATATGCTTTATTATATCGTCTTGGTCTTTTTCTGTTAAGCCTCTTCCTTTATTGAATACATTAGGATCAATGTATTTGTAAATTACATTAGGTATAATCTTAGTAGCATCAATAAGAGAAGTTATATTTTTTGTTTGATAAGTAGAAATACCTATATTATTAGGCGTGAAATAACCTCCTAAATCTTGCCGGGTAACTAAATTGCTGCTAATTTGTGGTAGAGTAGCTACAGTAGGATAATAACGATTAGCTAAATTAGTATATGGAGCCAAAGGAGCAACTGTCGCTCCAATATAACCGTCATTAGTACCTGATAAAACAAATTCTCTATTACCTAGATATTTTTGAGTTAACGTAACTAATTGTAAGTTAGTCTCATCAGCAGTAGTAAAAGCATCTGTTTGTACGGTAGCCATTAGTTTAATTCTTCAATTACTAAAATTTCGGTGTTTATGGGCGGTACTCCATGAAAGACTATGTTTTGATTTTGTACGCTAATTGTAAAAGCTGTGTTTGGAGTTTGTGTGACACCGTCAATACTGACTCTATATTTAGAAATGTCTTGAGTAGTTATACCGTTTAAAGGAAATGTGGTTGAAGTGCCGTCTGCAGTAAACACATAAATGTTACTTGGAGTAGAAGTTGGTGTTACTGCTGTACCAACAAACCCTGACACTCCATAACACGGGTTAAGGTCGTTTGCTTGTGCTAATGCATCTATAATTAATCCAAGTAAATACTCTGCTGGTATTTCATATAGAGAAGTCTCGTATAAAGATGCGCTTACCCCGGAAGTAAAAGTTGTATAAGTTGATATATCTACGCTAGGGTCTCTATCAAAATAATTCTTAGTATCAAATAATTCTTCTATTTCTATACTAAATGAACCGGATATATCGTTTAAGTTTGGAAGGTAAGGTATTAAATCCCCGTTACTAACTATTAAGCCTGAATTATTTGAATCCGCTCTTTGCGTGAATACACTGAGAATATAGTTATAAAATAAACGTTCTAAGTAGCCACTAGTACCTTGTAAATTGTATTTTAACTTGGAATAAACAATTTGCTTTCTACGTTCTGCTAGATATCTAGATACGTCCTTAAGTTTACGAGCAAAGTAAGTTATAGCAGACTGTAAATCATAATCGTTATTGTAATCTACTATACTAAAAAATTGTTGTTCTTCTTCTGTACGAGTAGTTAACCCTAACTGTTTAAGAAAGTTAATATACAGTTTTTTAACATATGCAGTATTTGCACTAGTTTTAGCAGCATTAGTTTTGTACCATCTTTTTAAATATGCATTATACTGTTCTACCTGAGCATTAGGATCTATATTTGTGTATCTATTTTTCCATTCCTGGAAAGAGTACGGATTGCCAGTATCCGTTTCTCTTGTAGAAGTGGTAGGCCGGGAAAGGTCGTTTATATTAAAAACTGGCATCTTTAATATTTATGCCGAGGTTTTAACATTACCATTTACCTTTTGGGCATTTAGCAGCTGCTATTTTAGTCTTAAATATTAAATAACAACCACATAGATTACACCGCATATCTTGTTTTAATAAGTGCTCACATTTATTACATATTTCCCGTCTTTCAGTAATAACTTTATCTTCAGCTAAAGTCTTACCAGTCGCAACTGCGTTAGCCGCAACATTAGCTACTTCTTTACCTAAATTAAGAGCCATTTTAATTAAATTAGGCATAGTTAAATAACTTTACTAGCAAAAGGGTATGAGCGTCTACCCAATAATATAAAAATACCACTACCACCATTACCCCCAGATAAACCGGCTGTGTATACTGGTGTATTCGGTACAGCCATACTTATAAAGCCGGCGGCTGCACCACCACCACCGCCGCCACTATTTATAGGCCCGTTTTGACCACTTTCAGGTGAACAGGAGCATGTAGAAGCAGTATAGGTCGATCCACCACCTGACCCACCAGCATAATAAGTAGTGCCTGCATCCCAAGCAGAGCCACCATAACCACCTAAGGTGTACCAGTTATATGGTGGAAATTCGTATGTATCAGGGGGCTCAACATCGTTTAAATAACCAAGAAGACTTCCGGCTCCGCCACCACCAGCTAAATAATACGTTAAAATCTCTCCATCTTTTGCTCGTGGAAATTTTACTATTCCGGCTCTACCCCCTGTACCTCCTTGAACCGCTGCTAAGTCCCCTGTGGCAGCTACTGAATATGCTGTACCGCCAGGAGAATTTTTAGCTATGCCGCCGCCGCCGCCAGCCCAGGGATTTTGAAGTCCTCTTTCCCCACTACTCCCTAGTCCTCCTGCATAAGAAGTAAAGCGAAAAGCAGTCGTATGTCCTGTGTAGGAAGTTGAACTCACTAGTACACTTGCAGTAGAATTTAAAAAGCCGTAACCGAAAGTCCCAAGACCGAAAGATTCCATTTGAAACGTATAACTGTTGGTGTATAGCCACCCATTTACTCCTCCACCGCTACCATCGGATGCTGAAGTTTCAATACCTGCTGCTGTCGGTGCTGCTGCATTGCCACCGCCAACACTATAAAGAAATTGACCATTAATAAAGATAGAAGAGGAGCCGCCTTCCTTTGCGTACCGAGCAGCAGAAACAGCGCCAGGACTATAGGCTCCGATTCCGCCAGCGCCTATAGTTATAGTTAATACGTCTCCTGCTCTAGCCGGCAAGTTTAATACAGCTACAGCACCTGCACCGCCGCCCCCGCCAGCGTACGAAGTGCTAAACAACCCGGCGCCTCCGGCGCTACCTCCGCCGCCACCAGAAACTAGTATACCTGTAAGAGAGTAATACCAGCCTGGAACAACAATAGTACTAGAACTTGTTACGACGTCTAATATTTCAATTTTATTACTAAAAGGTATAACTGAATTAGATAGAGTTTTATTAGATAATAAATTGGAAGACATTTGTATTAATATAATTAAGGGCTAGCGCTAAGCCAGGAAAGTGTAGGTTCATTCCATATGTAGAACTTACCATCAGTAGGATAAGGCACGGGAGAGTTCCAACCCCATTTTTTATAACTTCCATCATGTACTAAAATCCATGAAGGGAAAGGTTGAGCTATATAAAACGCATCGGTAACCGTATCATACCAGTACCCTATACCGGCATATTCATTTCTTATACTATTATTATATGAAGTCTGTATCCAAAAAGCAGGATCTCCAACTGCACCAGAATCAATAAAATCTTGTTCAGCTCTAATAACATTAACCACAACACCACGATACCCAGATAGCGTAGTACCGCTTACGTCTATTGTAAACGCAGATAAATTTGCTATATTTGCGTAATGACCCATTTTATGTTACTTGTGCGCCAAATGCATTAAATACCAGATTAGCTGTACTTGCAGAAACTGAAATAACATCAGTTGCAGAAACTGTCATACCTATAGTAATAATTGTTGTATCATTACCTGGTACTGTTGTAGAATAGGCTATATAATGTTTATTTGCTATAGTTTCTCCGGTAGGGCGTACTGCTATACCATAAGTTGCATTTGCAGATGCTAAATTACATACTGTTAAAGTTGAAATAACTGCAGTAGTTGCAGCCGGTACAGTATACAAAGTTGTAAGTGTGTTAGCTGTAGGATTACTTTGACCTAAGACTTTATATGATGAAGGCATTGTTATAAATTATTTATTAACCACCCATTAAAAGAAAAATAGGATCGAAAGGAACTGTTGTGCCGTCAAATGTACCAGTAGCACCAGAATAACCACTATATCCTGAATAACCACTTCTACCTGAATAACCACTATAACCAGAATATCCCGATATACCAGTAGTGCCAGTAGTACCGCTATAGCCAGAGTAGCCACTGTAACCGCTTATGCCGCCCGTACCACTATAACCGGAGTATCCTGAATAACCACTTCTACCTGAATAACCACTATAACCAGAATACCCAGATATACCACCGGTACCACTATAACCGCTATAACCGCTGAATCCACTTATTCCAGAGTAACCAGAGTAGCCGCTATATCCGCTTATACCGCCTGTACCACTATAACCGCTATAACCGGAGAAGCCGCTTATACCAGAATAGCCGCTATAACCAGAGTAGCCTGAAATACCGCCTGTACCTGAGTATCCAGAGTAACCAGAATAACCACTTCTACCGGAATAGCCACTATAACCAGAGTAGCCTGAAATACCACCAGTACCAGAATAGCCAGAGTAACCACTAAAGCCTGATATGCCAGAGTAGCCACTATAACCAGAGTAACCTGAAATACCACCGGTGCCTGAGTAGCCACTATAACCAGAATAACCGCTTCTACCGGAGTAGCCACTGTAACCAGAGTAACCTGAGACGCCACCGGTACCGCTGTACCCACTGTAACCAGAGAAACCGCTTATTCCTGAATAGCCGGAATATCCACTATAGCCTGATGTACCACCAGTGCCTGAATAACCTGAGTAACCACTGAAACCAGATACACCTGAGTAACCAGAATACCCTGAATAGCCTGATGTACCGCCTGTACCAGAGTAGCCTGAGTAACCACTAAACCCGCTTATACCACTATAACCAGAGTACCCACTATACCCACTAATACCACCTGTACCACTATATCCAGAGTAGCCGCTTCTACCTGAATAACCAGAATAACCGGAGTAGCCACTTATACCTCCTGTACCAGAGTAGCCGGAGTAACCGCTAAACCCGCTTATACCGGAGTAGCCACTATAGCCTGAATACCCAGAAGTGCCGCCTGTTCCGGAGTAACCGCTGTAACCTGAAAAACCACTAACACCGCTATAGCCTGAATACCCTGAGTAACCAGAGACACCTCCAGTACCACTATAGCCTGAATACCCGCTATAGCCTGACGTACCTATACCAGAGTAGCCACTATAGCCTGAGTACCCACTTCTACCTGAGTAACCAGAATACCCACTAAAACCACTTATGCCACTATAGCCCGAATATCCTGATGTACCTACACCGCTATAGCCAGAATACCCGCTGAACCCACTCACTCCGCTATAGCCACTGTAACCAGAATACCCACTGATACCGCCTACACCGCTATAGCCTGAATACCCGCTGAAGCCACTTGTACCTGAGTAACCGCTGTACCCTGAATAACCGCTTAAACCTCCAGTACCACTATAGCCTGAGTAACCAGAGTAGCCGCTAAACCCACTTATACCAGAATAACCTGAGTATCCGCTATACCCTGATGTACCTGTTCCGGAATAACCTGAGTATCCGCTATAGCCTGAAAACCCGCTAATTCCGCTGTAGCCACTGTAGCCGCTGTAGCCCGAAAAGCCTGAAGTGCCTTGACCGCTATAACCGGAGTAGCCTGAGAACCCGCTTACACCTGAATAACCAGAGTACCCTGAATAGCCAGATACACCACCGGTCCCACTGTATCCACTATAACCGGAATAACCTGAAGTACCTATTCCAGAGTAACCACTGTAACCCGAGTAACCGCTTCTACCTGAATAACCAGAATAACCGCTATAGCCCGAAAAGCCTGAAGCGCCTTGACCACTGTAGCCGGAATAACCAGAGAACCCGCTTACACCACTATAGCCTGAATAACCGCTATACCCTGATGAGCCTCCTACACCAGAATAGCCACTGTAACCAGACGTGCCTGTACCGCTGTAACCAGAATAACCGGACGTACCTATACCGGAGTATCCGCTATAACCCGAATAGCCACTAAAGCCGCTTATACCGGAATAGCCTGAATACCCGCTGTAGCCTGAAGTACCTATACCGCTATAACCACTATAACCAGAGAAACCACTAGTACCGCTATAACCACTATAACCTGAAAAGCCTGACAGTCCACTATAACCACTATAACCAGAGTATCCGGAAGTGCCTATTCCAGAGTAACCGCTATAACCCGAGTAGCCACTTCTACCGCTGTAACCGGAATAACCGCTATAACCAGAGTAACCCGATATACCACCTGTACCTGAATAGCCTGAATAACCAGAATACCCACTAAAGCCGCTTACTCCACTATAACCGCTATAACCAGAGTACCCGCTTAAGCCGCCAGTACCCGAGTAGCCACTATAGCCAGAATAACCACTGAAGCCACTTATACCGGAATAACCTGAGTAGCCACTGTACCCTGACGTACCGCCTGTGCCTGTTGCACCGGAATAGCCTGAATACCCTGAGAAGCCGCTAATACCGCTATAACCTGAATACCCGCTGTAACCGCTAAAGCCACTTATGCCAGAATAACCACTATAGCCGGAATAACCACTAGTACCTACCCCAGAGTAGCCGCTATAACCTGAATAACCACTAAACCCACTTATACCGGAATAACCACTATAACCAGAGTAACCTGATACACCGCCTGTACCTGAATAGCCTGAATAACCGGAGTAACCTGAAGTACCTCCTGTCCCAGAATAACCTGAATAACCACTAAAGCCACTTATACCGGAATAACCTGAGTAGCCACTATAACCAGATGTGCCGATACCTGAATAACCGCTATAGCCTGACGTACCTACACCAGAGTAGCCACTATACCCTGAATACCCGCTTCTACCTGAGTAACCACTGTACCCGCTGTAACCTGATGAACCGTCAATTGCAGATGCACCGGAATAACCGCTATAGCCAGAGGTGCCTCCGCCGCCTGTTGCTCCAGAATAGCCTGAGTAGCCACTAAAACCGCTTATACCTGAATAACCGGAGTAACCAGAATAACCGCTGAAGCCACTTATACCTGAATAACCACTATACCCTGAATACCCTGATGTACCAGTACCTGAGTAGCCACTATAGCCTGAGTAACCACTAAAGCCGCTTATACCGGAATAGCCTGAATACCCGCTATAACCTGAGAACCCGCTTATTCCTGAATACCCGCTATAGCCTGATGTACCTCCTGTACCAGCTGCTCCGGAATAACCTGAGTAACCTGAAAAACCGCTTATTCCTGAATAGCCACTATAGCCAGAGTAACCACTAAAGCCGCTTATACCGGAATAGCCTGAATACCCGCTGTAGCCTGAAGTACCTATACCAGAATAACCGCTGTAGCCCGAGTAGCCTGAAGTACCTACGCCCGAGTAGCCGCTATAGCCAGAATAACCACTGAAGCCGCTTACGCCACTATAACCTGAATACCCGCTGTAGCCTGATGTACCGCCTGTACCGGCTGCCCCTGAATAACCACTATAACCAGAAGTACCTACCCCGGAATAGCCTGAGTACCCTGAATAACCACTAAACCCGCTTATACCGGAATACCCGCTATAGCCTGAATAACCGCTATAGCCGCTTCTACCAGAGTAGCCGCTATACCCAGAGTAGCCACTTGTACCTGAATAACCAGAATAGCCTGAAAAACCAGATTGACCGTATGCTACAAGATATGCGCTAAAATGTGTACCGGCACTATCTGCAGTTCCTCCTTGCTGTATATCTACATTAGCTGAGTTACCACTGTAAACAGTAAAGTCAATATAGTCTGTAGTACCGTTTAAATAAATTACTCTACTACCACCCTGACTCTGGCCTACTGACGTGTTAATAACATCTTGATATATAGCAAATGTATTATTATTCTTTCTTACTTGTGTATTGTATTGATTATTGTTTACAGCCCCTGTAGCCCACCAAACGCTTATTTCAACATTATAATACCCAGCAACTGTTGGAGTAAGTCTTTTTGTAGTAGCGTTCCACCAGTTTTTAGTGTCGTGATATGCAACAAATGGTATGAGTGTATCGGCTCCGTTGGCGATAGAATAGTTAGCACTTAAAGTACCTACAGTTAAATAATCACTCGGAGACAATACGTTTGATGCTCCGGAATACCCTGAATATCCACTAAAACCAACAGCCCCGGAATAACCACTATAACCTGATGTGCCGGAATAGCCCGAGTAACCTGAAAAACCACTTATACCTGAGTAACCACTATAGCCTGAGTAACCACTACCACCAATAGTACCTGAATAACCACTATAGCCAGAATAGCCTGATTCTCCTTTACCGGAATAACCTGAGTAGCCTGATGTGCCTACACCAGAGTAACCGCTGTAACCAGAATAACCACTAAACCCACTTATACCGGAATAACCACTATAGCCTGAGTACCCGCTATAACCAGAAGTACCTGTACCAGAGTAGCCGCTATAACCAGAAAAGCCACTTGTACCGCTGTAACCAGAGTATCCTGAATAACCAGATGTACCTACACCAGAATAGCCGCTGTAACCAGAATAACCACTTCTACCTGAATAGCCGCTATAACCTGAGTAACCGCTTACACCACCGACACCAGAGTAGCCGCTATAGCCAGAATAACCTGAAAAACCACTCGTACCGGAATAGCCGCTATACCCAGAGTAACCGCTCGCCCCTCCTACACCGCTATAACCTGAGTACCCGCTATAGCCTGAAAAACCACTCGTACCGGAATACCCACTATATCCTGAAAAACCACTTATACCGCTATACCCACTATAGCCAGAGTAGCCACTTGTACCTCCAGTGCCCGAGTAACCAGAATAACCACTGAAACCACTTATACCGGAGTAGCCACTATAACCTGAATAACCAGAAGTACCTGTTCCAGAGTATCCAGAGTAACCACTAAAGCCTGATACCCCAGAGTATCCTGAGTAACCACTGTAGCCGGAATAACCAGAAGAACCTGTTCCGCTATAACCTGAATAACCACTAAAGCCACTTGTACCTGAATAACCACTATAGCCAGAATAACCGCTACCACCAGTAGTACCAGAATACCCACTATACCCTGAATAACCTGAGGTGCCTGTACCACTATAGCCTGAGTATCCACTAAACCCACTTATACCTGAGTACCCACTATAGCCTGAATAACCAGAAGTACCTCCTACGCCAGAATAACCGGAGTAGCCACTTCTACCACTATACCCAGAATAACCAGAGAAACCACTTACTCCGCTATAGCCGGAATAGCCGGAGTAGCCGGACGTACCTGTACCGGAGTAGCCAGAATAGCCACTAAAACCGCTTACTCCGGAATAGCCACTATAACCAGAGTAGCCTGATATACCACCTGTACCTGAATAGCCTGAATACCCGCTAAAGCCTGATATGCCTGAGTACCCGGAATAACCAGAATAGCCGGAACTACCTTGTCCACTATAACCAGAGTACCCGCTGAAGCCGCTTACCCCACTATACCCGCTATAACCAGAGTAACCTGACACGCCACCTGTACCTGAATAGCCTGAATACCCGGAGTAGCCGCTTCTACCTGAATAACCGGAGTAGCCTGAATAACCAGAACTACCTTGTCCGCTATAACCAGAGTAGCCTGAAAAACCACTTACTCCACTATAGCCTGAATAGCCCGAGTAACCTGATACACCACCTACACCAGAATAGCCGGAATAACCAGAAAAACCGCTTATACCAGAATAACCGCTATAACCTGAATAGCCAGAACTACCTTGACCACTATAGCCGGAATACCCACTAAAGCCGCTCGTACCGCTATAACCTGAATAACCTGAGTAGCCAGATACACCACCGAACCCAGAATAACCAGAGTAACCAGAGAACCCGCTTATACCAGAATAGCCACTATACCCGCTATAACCAGAACTACCTTGACCACTATAGCCGGAATACCCACTTCTACCACTATACCCGCTATAACCAGAGTAGCCTGATAAGCCATCAATACCTGAATAACCAGAATAACCTGACCGGCCAGAATAACCAGAATAACCACTATAACCTGAAACACCATCTACACCAGAGTAGCCAGAATAACCAGACTGACCCATGTAACCAGAGTAACCACTATAGCCTGATTCTCCTTTTCCGGAATAACCACTATAACCTGAGTAACCAGAATAGCCGCTGGTTCCGCTGTAACCAGAATACCCGCTATACCCGGAAGCTCCATTAGTACCCGGTACGCCTCCACCTATTTCATACCAAGACGTACCATCACTAATTAAAGTAAAGCTAGCATTAGTACTAACGGTTTTTGTGGTAACCATTCCATTAAGGTTACCGGTAAGATCTATACTACTTATTCCTTTATTAACTAAAGTTAAAAATCTACCGCCATATGTGGTTGGATCTGGTAATTGAGCTGTGGTACTACCTGGTGTATCGAAAAACGCAACAGACGTGTCCCCTAATGGAAAAGTACCAGAAGAAGTATATTGCTCAAGAGCATAAGCTAATGTTTGCGCGCTTAAACCAGATATCTGTATTGTATTAGTATTGTCTATGAAAATATTGTTTTCACTTGACCAATACCGAGTACCAGATACATCAGAAGTGACAATGTATCTATATGCATTATTACCAGAAGGTGCTCCTAAGTTAGGCTCAGCGTTGCTTTGCCCTAAAAACGCATAACGACTTGGATCAGAACTTAACGGAGGTGTTGTTTTTACCCGGCCACTTAAAAACTGTGGGGTATAATTACTCATTATTGCGTATTAAGAGCTTCTAGAACCGAAAAAGTAATGGTTATACCTGAAGCGCTACTATAAGCAAGTAGCTGATCGAATTCTTCTAGAACTAGCTTACCAATAGTTAAGTTGACTGTGTCGTTACCTGGAACTTGAAAGTTTTTAACAATATCGAAGTACTCTTTACCGGTAACTGTATAATTATTACCGGATAATCCTAAAGAAACTGTTAAAGTACTAGTAGTTGTGTTACTTGCTAAAGCTGTAAGAATGATAGCGGCGCGATCGAACGGAGCTTCATAATAAACTGTAGGAGAGCTATCCAGTTTAGCGGATACTCTTCTAAAATAATTCAGTGGTGTTTGCGCCATAAAATAATACTTATTCTAGAGCCAATGTTAGCGGAGTCACTAAAGCTAGAATTGATCGATTAAATGTTTCTCCTTCAATTACACCAGTTTGCTGTACAATAGTAAATTCTGGCCCTACTCTAAAGTTACCACTTTCATTCGTACTTGTTACATATACAGCTCCTCCGGAAAGAGATACGGCTTCATTAGCAGTATTGGATTTACCACCTAAAGACGGAACTGCTGCTGAGAGTTGAATACCAGATCCTACATATTCCATTGTATGGGAACTGGAAGTAATGGTACTACGTATATAAAAACGTACTAAACTACCAGCAGACAGGGTTTGCTGTACATTAGTAAGAGATTGGATTTCATAATGGTACGCGCTAACCGGGGACGCTGTAACCGATGCTACAGTTTGTAAGGTCCATAAAGTATTAGTAGGATCGTTTTCTATTTCTAGAATTAATCCAAGATAAGGCTCAACAACTGGTGGATCATAAAACGGAAATGGCCTCGGAGTTACACCACTTACTGAAAGTATATCTGTACCAGGCACTGCATTTTGTACGAGTCTACCTGTTAATACTGGGGATAAAGATTTACCAGAAGCTACTAAGCCGTATGTACCGAAAGAACAATTCGAAGTATTAATAGAACAAGTTCCGCCAGATTCAGCATAAACTCCAATAGTACAGCAAATTGTAAATGTACTAACAAGCTGAGCATAACCATCTTTAATAATATGTATGCCTAAACCACCTTGATTGAACTGAGTAAAAGAGTCCGTAACAAAACTTCTCAAATAACCAGCTGCTAAGGAACCATCTACTCTAATACCACAACCTGCATTATAACCACTAACAGCTGAAGTAATAGAACTACAACCTTGTATGTAAGGACTAGTTACAATAAAAGGCCTGCTAGTTAAAGGTGTAACTAGACAGCCAGGTGTATTAAATGCGATGGCGGTAAGAGCAGCAGCACTTAAATTAGGGAAAGCTGCAGCAGCTGATGGTTCTAAGTGATCTCTAAAAGTAAAGCCCCAAACGTAAACACTATTTGTACACCAAAATATGTCGTAAAAAGGATTAACTGGGCGTATAGTAGTTCTTCTTAAATTATCTCCAATAACTGAACACGTCGGAGGTAAATAGATTGGGTTTATTTCTGTATAATCTCCAGTTGATACAAAAATCGTATAGCGTGTCGGGGCATTTGCTGCAGCTATTGCAGCTGCTTTTTTAATTGTAAGTAAAGAATCAGAAATTGAACTTCCTGTATTGCTGTCACTACCGTCTTTAGAGACAAACAAACGATTTGTTTCAGAAGTAGCACCAGCAATAAATGGCACTAAATCACTGTCTGAAGTACCATCTCTATACCAATACTTGTACGGGGTACCTGCTATTAAAAGACGTACTTCTAATGACTTAAAACGTACTGCTGCTGGTATAGAGGTATTTGCTGCTGCTTTTGCTGTTGTTTCATCTGCACCTTCATAAGGCCCAGACCAGGCATCAACAGGTACAGCATTAACTGGCTGTATTCCATAAGGTAATTGTAGTCCGGGTGTTAGTGCCATATTATGATCGTGTTACTTGATGTCTATGAGATGGAGAATAAGGCACGCTATTAGTCATGGTATAAATTTTATAACTTACAGGAGTACCTAGATAATCATTTACATTAAAAGAAGATAAAATATAGTTAGAAGTAATGTTTACACTTAAAGCATCTAAATCTAAAACCTGTGTTAAAGTATTACTTGTAGGCATTGCTACAACAAAAATATTATATACAGTACCCGTGTTTAGAGTGAAAGGATTACTTAAACTAGACGTAAACCCACGGGAACTTAAAGCACGGACTGCAGCTGAGTTAGTGGGTTGAGCAGAAGCAGGGCCATAAAATATGAGATTATTAAAGTTTATAGTGGTCGACGCACTTACGCTTTGTCCAAGATAGTCTTGGTATGTATCGGTAACTAGTGCTCTATAAGCTATACTAGTAGAAGCACTCAGACTTTTATTATCGTGAGTAAAGCCACCTATAGCTGCAGTACCACCGTAACCCGTAAGAGATACAGATGTTAAAGATGTCCATGCTGACCAAGTACCAGTTAAAGCCCGAAATTGCAATGTATAATTAGTAAGGGACACTAATGGGCTATTACGCGTTACACTACCACTAATGATCGACCCGACATTGCCTTTTTCTCTTAAAGCATTAGTTTCAGGCGTATAAAGAGTTGAGAGCGCCACAACTGGTATATTAATAGATGGCGCTAAATATGGAGTTGGTGTAATATTAAGATAACCAGTACCTATACCACCGGCACTATCTGTAACAGTATATCTATAATTAAAAGGTGCTGAATTAAAATTAGTATCAGTATAGACGTGAACAGCTGATGGTATAAGACCGGCTGAAAGTGTTGTCCAGCTACCTGTGTTATTTCTTCTCCACGATAAAAGACCGCTAGAAAGAGAAGGTACAGGAAATGAACTTGGGTTAATTGTATAGCTGGTAAAGATTTGATTACTAATAGCAGTTTGATTGAACTGTATAGTACTTGTAGAAGAAAGAGAGACTATTGGGCCGAGAGGTTCATTAGTTGCTAGTAGTATTACCTCATTAGGGGTTTTACCTGTTGCTGGTATTACATCTCCATTTACATAACGCCCGAAAGTCTTATCATTATTTAAAACAACTGTTATATCTTCAGTAAAAACTGCCCCAGCTCCTGAAAAACCTGAAAATCCAGAATATCCGGAATACCCAGAATAGCCTGATCCTCCTTGCGCTCCAGAATAGCCTGATTCCCCTCGCGGGCCTGGATCTCCTTTTGCACCAGAATACCCAGAAAAAGCAAGTGCCCCTGCTTCAATCAGGTCCTTGATCATCGACTTGGAGACTTTGGTAATCATTAAGTTAAAATATCAGATTTAATACTAAACCTGTATATATTTACACTTAGTTAACAGTATTAGGTATGCAAAAATACCTTAGTAAATTAATCCATCATTTCGTTTTCTATTACTATTATCAAACATTTTTCTATTAGTAATAGTAGTGTTCTGTTCATGATCCGGCATATCATCATAAGCATACAGACCTTGGTGTGTTATGTTAAATATATCCGCTCTAACAAGGTAATCCGGAGCAGCGGTAATACCGTATTTAACACAATGTGCAATTAAGTTCTTAGCCATAGTAGGATCAACAGCATACGAATGAGTACGTAATAGAAAATGGTAATTATTACCATCAGATCCATGTAAAGGTATTTTACCTAATGGCCAGCCTCGTTTAGCCCATTCTATACAGCCTAGATAAACTATCGAATTAAAGTGTTCGAATTGTTCGAACTTTTTAACCATAATAGCATCATGCTCTAATACTACTATTGGCTTATCTATTTTAGCACATTCTAACCAAAGACTAAAATGGCTTAAAGTACATGCAACTTCAGATTTAGTTTTATAATGATCTGTTACTTTAAGTATCTTAAAAATAGATTCATCTTTAAACCTTTCTGGAGTCTTTATACCCTCTCCGGTGCCATCGAAGGCATCCCAGACTTCATATTCCATGCCTACGTTTTTGCATGATTCTTGGCACCGAAGAGAGTACTTTTCTGACTTCTCGTTACCTTTAATAGTAACAATATAAGCCTTTTCTACATTAGTTTGGTAAGAATAATTAAGATTTAGCATCTTCTTCTCTAGCAGCAATTACAGCTTCCAAGTCCTTATGGTCATAACGACCAGCCTTATGTACTTGTATCAGTATTCTAGTTGCTAGAGCCACGTTGTTAAGGTGGTTAATAGAATAGTCCAGTTCTTCTTGAGTAATCTTACCCTGCTTCATTCTTGCTTCATAAGGAGCGGTATATTCAAACTGAATATCGCATACCTCAATATCAATATCATGTTCAAAACCGAGTAATGATTCAGTATCTCCATTCTGTGCTTTCTGTATAAGATTTCTCTTATTAAACAGATGGAACATACCTACAGTAATAGCCCTCTTATGAGTGGGATCATCTAGAGCGGTATCACATCTCCAGTGCGGTACAACAATTTCCCAGATTGCGCCATTACCGCTGATTCTATACATTTCCTTTATAACTTTAATAAAGTCGTCTCCAGTAGTACCTAGATGCTCTAGAATATCTTTAGCTACAATGTGATCAAACTCGCTGTCTTTCCAGGGCCAAGGAAACTGCTCAAGGTCTACTACTTGATCTGGGTTTACTACTGCATACTTATCGACATTGAGGAAGTTCTTAAACTTCTTTAGACCACAACCAAGATTAATTCTCTTCTTTTCTCTGTCTTCATTAGGTAGATCGATATGAGCAAGTTTATATTTTTCTTCTAGCTCTTTATAGATCTTCTGGAAAGGTTCATTCCACTTTTCAAAGATCTTCTGACGGAAAACTCTGACTGTCTTATAGTAGGGACTACTCTCACTATTCGGAGAGCCTGGTGTCCAGGTATGGTAAGGTAGTACTGGTACAAGTACCCATACTTCTTTACCCATAGCACCTGCAAGATGGGCAATACTCGTGCATGAAGTAATTACTAAGTCTAAGTTAGCAATTGCTCCCATAGTATCTTCCCACGAAATGAGAAGATGTTGTAGATCAGTAATACCTTCCGGTAGTTCAATAGTATTATGGTCTCTCTGTAAACTATAAACCTGTAGTTCTGGGTACTTTGCTAGGTTAGTAATGAAGTTTTCTGGAAAACGCCGGAACTGTTGATGTTCAAACTTAGGATTACCAGCCCAACGTATACCGACTTTAATTTTATCTGACTTTATAATCGTCTTCCAGATGTCTACAGTTTCTGGTCTTGGGGTGAGATAAGGATCATTTGGAAACTTATCAAAAGTATGACCAGCGATCCAGCCAGCACTAAAACCAGGTATCCAGAAATCGTGTTGTACAAGGTGGGTCTGGTTTCTTGCAATTACTTTATCTACTCCCTTAATACGAGAGAAAATAGATATCATTTCCGGTACAGTTGCAATATATACCTTTTCTGCCCCTAGTTCCTTATAGGTAGTAGCAAAACGAGAATGAATAATTTCATCTCCATACCCGCCTTCAAGGGAAATAATAATAGACTTACCCTTTAGAGTATGTGTTTCTGGGTTATAAATTGGAGCATCGGTTCTAAGAGGTGGAGAGCCATAAACATTCAAAAATCTTCCATGTTCTAGCAAGCGGCAACCGGCTTGGTAATCTCCATCTTGAATAAGAAACCACCCTCTATTAAAGCAATGACGGAACCATATATCTTGAGTGGCTTTACCGTTCATATCTAACACTTTATCAGGGCCAAGCTTTTCTAATTTGTCTGAAATAGCCCGGGCTTCTTTGTTCTTACCTTCAATCTGAAGTTTTAACATTAAGTCAATGTCATGCATATAACTGTATTTAACAGACCTAAAAAGAAAAACAACTTATTTTTTAATATATGCTACTACCCCGCCTTGGTTTTTATTAGCACCGGCATCATCAATATCCGCGGTAACAGCAGTCGGGGTATAATCGTATTCTACTATGTTTTGTACTGGTAAACGAGTACCCCAATTATATAGTACATTAGCATTATTTATAAGATAATTCTGAGATGCTCCTGCAGATACTTTTTTCCAAGTACCACCTATACCTATTTGAGTAGGAGACGGGTAAGAAGTTATATTGGGTAGTTCAGTCAGCCTTTTCAAATAAGTAAATGATAAATCCATATTATTACTTTGTGTATTTGCTGTGGTAAAAAACAACTGGTCGCTATACGGGTACGGACCAGGACCAATCATAAAGATTTTTCCATCAAAACGTTTGGCAATAAAATTAGAATAATACAATTGAGTCCAACTACTTGTGCCAATTTGTACCGGAGAAGATGTAGGAATAGTACTCCCGTTCCCAAAAAAAGGTAAAAAAACACTACCACTAGAGCCGAAGCCTCCACCCCATTGAAATAAGGCCCCGTCAGAACGTATAGCGGAAGTAATATTTCTATTGACAAGTACTTGTGTCCAACTACTAGTACCAATTTGCACTGGAAATATTTTGTTAATAGTTGTCCCGTCTCCAAGTTGGCCGTCAGCATTGTTTCCCCAACCAAATAATGCACCATCTGAGCGTATTACAAAATAATTTCCTATCGAGCTACTCCCGGCTCCAACACTAAGCTGAGTCCAACTACTTGTACCTATTTGTACCGGAGAAGACCTTAAAACAACGCCGTCCCCTAAACCACCAGGCGCGCTGCCCCATGTGAACAATGCGCCATCAGAGCGAATAGCTCCTATTTGCTGGTAGGTACCAGCAACTTGAATCCAACTACTTGTACCAATTTGTACCGGGGAAGACCTATTAATAGTGGTATTGTCTCCGATCGCTCCGTAAAAGACAGCGCTAAATAAGTTATTAGTACCCCAGCCAAATAAAGAACCGCCTAACCGTATTGCATGCATCGTACCTGAAGGCCCTCCTGAACAAAGAGATATCCAGCTACTTGTGCCAATTTGCACCGGAGAAGACTTATTAGTAGTGGTATTATCTCCAAGGTTTCCTTGAAATCCAGAACCCCAGCCGAATAAAGCTCCGTCAGAACGTATAGCAAAACCACAATCCCCAGTAGCAATTACTTGACTCCAGCTACTTGTGCCAATTTGTACCGGAGAAGACTTAAATACTGTAGTTCCGTCTCCAAGTATGCCGTTTTGGCCGCTACCCCAAGCAAATAATGCCCCATCAGAACGTATTGCTAAACCTGTGCCATATGTATTAGTATATTGTACTTGAGTCCAACTATATGTATTAGTTCTATTATATCCCCAAGCATATGCTCTGTTATTTATATCTACCCCTAATCCATTGTCGTAACCAGCACTTGCAAAGTTCCATGAGTTACCATCTACAAGTACCGGGCTTGTAATTAAACTACCAGTTAGTACCGGGGAGTTTCTAGAAGTAGTTGTACCATCTCCTATACTTCCAGCGGAATTAAGTTCATTTATTCCCCAAGCAAACATTGCCCCATCATTACGTATTGCGAAAGGTGTATTTCCTTTACCGTATATTTCTCTCCAAGGATTTGCACCTAATTGTACCGGGGAAGATCTTGCTAAAGCGGTTCCATCTCCAGCAAGACCAAGAACACCTAAAAAGTTACTACCCCAACCAAATAATAAATTAGCACTAGTGATGCCGTACGTATTTCCTGAGCCGGCGGCTAGCATATACCAACTACTAGAACCAATTTGAATCGGTGAAGATTTATTAATAGTAGTATTATCTCCTAATTGACCTCCGCTATTACCACCCCACGTAAATAATGATCCATTAGAGCGTAAGGCTACTGTATGGGTAGCTCCCGCATAAACTTGAGACCAACTACTGGTACCAATTTGTGTTGGAGATTTAACTACTGCGTAAGAACCTAACTGTACCGGAGAACTCTTTGTAACTACAGTACCGTCACCGGTTGCACCCTGCGCGTTTTCACCTTGACCGAATAATACATAATTTAAACGTATTTCATGCGCACTACTAACTTGTATCCAGCTACTTGTACCGATCTGTACTGGAGATGATTTATCTGTTGTAGTACTATCTCCTATTACACCAGCTGGACTATTATTACGGCCCCAAGCAAATAGAGAACCACCTGAACGTATAGCGCGATTATGATTAAAAAGGGCTCCTGTTGCTATTTGAGTCCAGCTACTTGTACCGATTTGTACTGGAGATGAGGTAGAGGAAAGAGAACCTAATAAGACCGGAGAGCTTCTTGAAATTAATGAAAATGTCGGTTGCAAAAAACCGACATTACTACTATTGGTACTACCATCTACCACATTACCACCGGCCCAATAAATTAAATTATCACTTCTTAATATTTGTGTGCTATTTACCCCTGTAATAACTTGTGTCCAACTGCTTGTACCGATTTGTACCGCAGAAGATCTAGACACTGTAGTATTATCTCCTAGAGCACCACGGCCGCCATTTCCCCATGTAAATAATGCTCCATCAGTACGAATAGCAGCAGCATTATTATAACCCAAAGATGCGGCTTTACTAGCAGTACTCCATGGACCGTTATTACCAATTTGTACTGGGGATGAACGAGATATAGTTGTAGTAAGTCCGAGTACATTATTACCTGCGCCCCAGCTCCATAGAGTTCCATCGCTTCTACGGGCGTACACTTGAACACTAGCAAAACCACCATAATCATTCAACCCCTGTACCTGGGTCCAACTACTAGTACCGACTTGTATTGGAGAAGAAGTGTTAACAGTACTATTTTGTCCGAGCTGACCACCAGTTTCGTTACCGGACGGGCCGTAATTGCTACCCCAGGTAAATAAAGCACCATCAATGCGTATTGCAGCCCCGGCAGATGGCCCTGCAAGTACTTGAGACCAGCTACTTGTGCCGATCTGCACGGGAGAAAAATAACATGATATTAATCCAACCTGTACTGGAGAAGAGTTATACCCTGTGTCAATATTATTTCCAAAAACTGATCTAGCTATACCTAATTGTATGTAGTTTAAATCTCCTAATGTAGCCCCACCGGCTTCTCTACCCCATGTAAATAACCCGCCATCTGTACGTATTGCCGTCCCGGTTATTTCATTACTGTTATCTCTGTAAGACGTGCCAAGTTGAGACCAGCTACTACTACCAATTTGTACCGGAGAAGATTTAGACACTGTAGTATTATCACCAATATTATAATTTGCACCGGAGCCCCATGCAAATAATGCACCGTCAGAACGTATCCCGTAGCTAGTATTACCGGACCGTACTTGAGTCCAGCTACTAGTACCGATTTGTACTGGAGAAGATTTATCTACAGTAGTACCATCTCCTAATTGACCTAAACTATTAGACCCCCATGCAAATAAAGCCCCGTCGGACCGAATAGCATGTCTTGTTGAAATAAATGTCCAGCTGCTAGTACCGATTTGTACTGGAGAGGACTTGTTAATAGTAGTACTATCTCCAAGCCATCCAAGCTGATTATACCCCCAAGCAAATAAGCTGCCGCCATTTCTTATTGCAAAAACAGTAGTATTACCGCCTCGTATTTGAGTCCAACTACTTGTACCTACTTGTACCGGAGATGAACGAGCAGTAGTTGCATTACTACCTAATGCTCCGTTAGTTCCGGATCCCCAAGTAAATAAACCGCCATCAGTACGTATTGCAACTGTTGTACCAGCCGGTCCATCGACCTGGGTCCAGCTGCTGGTGCCGATCTGTACTGGAGATGATCTGTTTATAACAGTATTATCTCCAAGAGCACCTGATCCATTGTTTCCCCAAGTAAATAATGCTCCATCAGTACGTATAGCGAAAGACTGATATTCTCCGGCGCCTACTTTTGTCCAACTACTTGTACCGATTTGTAGCGGAGAGTAATACTTACTAGAAATTCTATTGTCCCCCAAAACTCCGAAGCCGTTTATATCATATCCCCAAGTAAAAAGTAACCCATCAGAACGGACACCTACAGCATGGCTAAAGCCAAACGCTACCTGAGCCCAGGATTTAGTATAATCTTTACGGTCATTCCAACTTTCATTAGTACCAAGTTGTCCAGAATTAAACATACCCCAACCAAACAATGCACCGTCTGAACGTATCGCTAAAGTACTGTATAAGTTAGTACTGACTTGAGTCCAGCTACTTGTGCCAATTTGTACCGGGGAAGAACGGGTTAATTCAACATTATTCCCTGTAGCATATAATCCGGCTGATGTATATAGACCGTCAGGGGAGCCCCAGGCAAATAAGGCACCGTCTTCCCTTATAGCATATGTTGCATAATACGCATTTACATTTTGCCACTTACTTGTTCCTATATAAACAGGTGAAGATCTACTAATAGTAGTATTATCTCCAAGTAAACCGGTGGAGTTGCTGCCCCATGCTACTAATGCATTAGACCACTTTTCTATAACAAAAGTAGACAATCCGGCTTTTGTTATATTTTCAGCTTTTAATACACCAATTATTACCGGAGAAGATCTACTTATTGTAGTATTATCCCCTACTTGCCCGGCAAAATTGTAGCCCCAACCAAAAACTTGATAATCAAAATCTCTAATAGCAGCTGCATCTCTAGCGCCGCCATATGTAACCATTACCCAGCTACTTGTTCCAATTTGTATAGGAGAAGACGTACTGGTCTGGGTATTATTACCTAACGGTCCGTTAATGCCGTTACCCCACGTGAATAGAGCTCCATCATTTCTTATAGCCCCTTGTGTGATATCTCGAGTATTACCTACCCATTTCCAACTACGGGCATGTAAGTCTCTTGGAGATAGTACGACTTCAGATGTATTAGAACTTCCGAGTTCTCCTGAAGAACCAGAACGCCAAGTATATAATTTATTATCAGTTGATACTCCTAAATTAGCTAGTCCTCCTGCATGTACCTGAGACCAGCTTATATTAGTAATCTGGGTAGGTGTTCTATAGACTTTATCTAAACCAATTTGTACCGGAGAAGATCTTGGGGCTGTGGTACCATCACCGACTGGAAACGCTGGACCTCCATCATAACCGTTATATCCCCAATGGTATATCTTAGAATTTCTTATACCATAAGTAGTAGTATTTCCGCCTGTAGTAATTAAAGTCCAGCTATCTGTTCCTATCTGTACAGGGGAAGCATAAAATGGGTAGTACCCTATTGCAGTGGGGGTATTAGGAAGATTACCAGGTTGAAATTGTATACCGGCGTTATATGGATAAGGGCCACCCGCAGAAACAAGCGGCACAGTGGCATTCCATAGGGTTTGACTAGCGCCAGGTCCCCATCCATAAAGAGTCTTATCAGAACGTATTGCAATAATACCTACTTGTTCTATGATAGAACTAAAACCAAATAACGGGTAATTATGTACAAACGACCAACTACTACCAATGCCAATTTGTACAGGGGAACTAGTGTCGTATCTTGAAGCATTACCTACATTATAAATAATGCTACTTGATATTGAATTGCGGCCCCAACCAAATAAAGCACCATCTACCCGTATAGCAAAATTAGCTAAACTACCCATAGTGGATATAAACGTCCAGCTACTTGTACCAATTTGTACCGGAGAAGATTTAGATACTGTAGTGCCATCTCCTAACTGACCACTAGAGTTAGCTCCCCAGGTAAATAACCTGCCATCAGATCTTATAGCGGCGTTACCACTGACAATTGTCCAGCTACTTGTACCGATTTGTACCGGAGAAGATTTAATTACTGTTGTGCCATCTCCTAATTGACCGTCCTGATTAACTCCCCAGGTAAATAAGGCACCGTCAGACCTTATAGCAGAAAAAGCAGGAAGAGAATTACCTGTTCTGTACCCTGCTACTTGTATCCAGCTACTTGTACCAACCTGTACCGGGGAAGACCGAGACACAGTAGCATTTGACCCTAAAGCGCCTGAACTACCAGAACCCCAAGTAAATAAAGCACCGTCAGATCTAATGGCCGCGTATGTATTATTAAAAGTAGATGAAGTAAGCGCAACCTGTATCCAGCTACTTGTACCGATTTGTACCGGAGAAGATTTATTTACAGTAGTACTATCTCCTAGCTGACCGGAACTATTAGACCCCCAAGTAAATAAGGCGCCGTCAGATCTTATAGCGGCACTATTATTTGGGCACGCGTCTAACTGAGTCCAGCTACTCGTACCTATTTGTATAGGGTATAATATACCGCTAAAATTCGCAAATTCAGGTATACCGCCACTCCCGGAGGAGCTGTTCCCTAAAAAGAATAGACCACCGTCATTTCTCAGGGCTAAAATCTGTCCAGTGCCAAAGCCATTGCTGCCGCCGCCCTTAATTTGCGTCCAAGATTGTCTATAGTCATTATAACTAATATTGTTAATACCTAAACCTCCAGGGTCAATATTACTAGTTTGATTAAGTCCCCAGCCAAACAAGGCACCATCAGATCGTATTGCAAAACTATTTCTACCAGCTCGTACCTGAGACCAACTACTTGTACCTACCTGTACTGGGGAAGAACGAGGCTGAAAAGTACCATCCCCGAGAATGCCTGAAAATGCAATATTAGGCCCCCAGGTAAACAACCTTCCATCTGAGCGGATTGCAGCGGTATAGCTGAGCATTGAAACTTGCGTCCAGCTACTTGTGCCTATTTGTACTGGGGATGATCTGTTTATAATAGTATTATCTCCAATACTACCAAAATTGTTATACCCCCAGGTAAATAACCCGCCATCAGATCTTATAGCCCCGGTTATACTAGTACCAATAGCTACTTGAGTCCAACTACTTGTACCTATTTGTACGGGTGAGGACTTATTTATAGTGGTATTGTCTCCTAACTGTCCAACATTATTATATCCCCATGTAAATAGACTACCACCAATTCTTATAGCTATACTACTATCAAAACGAGAGCTAATTTGAGTCCAACTACTTGTACCTACCTGTACTGGTGAAGACCGTGACACAGTAGTACCTGCCCCTAGCTGACCAAAATTATTTAATCCCCAAGTAAATAAAGCACCATCACTACGCATTGCGAGTGTATACCTATCACTCGCTACTACTTGAGACCAATTACTAGTACCGATCTGCACCGGAGAGGATTTAGTAACGGTCGTACTATCACCTAACTGACCGTTAGCATTAATTCCCCAAGTATATAATTTACTATTCGAGTCTATTGCAGCAACGTGATTTGTTCCAGCACTTATCTGAGTCCAAGAAATATTATCTCCTGCAAAGAAGGTACCGTTACCCGGGCCTGTGTCTCCGTATGCGCCCCAAGTAAACAAGGATCCGTCTGAACGAATCGCATAGCTTCTTCCTGCAGGAGTGTTTACTGCAATACCAAGACCATATGTAACTTGTGTAAAACTAGTTGAACCGCCGATTAATACAGGAGACGATCTATTAATTGTCGTTCCGTCTCCAATTTGATAAAGATCATTTCTACCCCATGCAAATAAAGCGCCATCTTTACGAATTGCTATAGGTGTGTACGCGTAACCATAAATTTGACCCGGTGCCGCGATGGCCATCCCTGCAGCAAGTTGAATCCAGCTACTTGTACCAATCTGTACCGGGGAAGATTTTTTGACTGTAGTGTTATCGCCAAGCGCGCCAAAATCATTAAGACCCCAAGCAAACAAGGCTCCGTCTGAACGTATTGCGTATGTAGAAGCTCCTTGAGCGCATACAACTTGAGTCCAGCTACTTGTACCGACCTGTACCGGGGAATAGGTATTAATTGTACTGTTTATACCTAATTGCCCATCAAGATTAGGCCCGAAAATAAATAATGCACCATCAGTTCTTATGTCTGCACCATGCCAAGTATTTGAATATGTACCAACGGTAGACCAAGATTGGGCAGCATTAGTAATATTAATACTATTTTGTCCAAGCTCACCATAAAGATTGGATCCCCAAGCAAATAGCCCTCCATCCGACCGTATTGCTATAGTATGTGCAGTACCCTGTCCGACCTGAGTCCAGCTACTTGTACCCACTTGTACCGGAGAAGACCTATTTACATATGGATACACACTTTCTCCAAGTACTCCGTAATCTCCTTTACCCCAAGTAAATAGTCTACCATCAGAACGTATTGCTGCAGCATTATTGTTACCAGCTGCAACGGCTGTCCAGCTACTTGAACCAAGTTGTACTGGAGAGGATCTATTTAAAGTACTATTATCTCCTGCAGCACCATATACATTATAACCCCAAGCAAACAGAGCACCGTCTGAACGTATAGCAACACTATGATCTGCGCCAGCTCCTACTTTGCTCCAGCTACTAGTACCAATTTGCACTGGAGAGGATTTACTTAGAATAGTATTATCTCCAAGACCGCCACCATTATCATTACGACCCCAAGCAAATAAAGCACCATCTACGCGTATTGCTAAAGCATGGAACTGACCAGCTGCGACCTGAGACCAGCTACTTGTACCAAGTTGTACCGGGGATGAACGAAAACCTAGTGCACCTATACCTAATTCCCCATAATTATTACCGGCACCCCAAGCTAATAATGCACCATCTGACCGTATACCAAAAGTACGGAACTGGGTAGCACTTGCAAAACCGTTCGCAACTTGGGTCCAAGATAAAGTACCATCGAGATTAACTGCGTTATTACCTATCTGTCCAAAAGAGTTATCTCCCCAACCGAATAAAGCACCATCAGATCTAATTGCATGAGTTGTAACACTATTAGTACCAATTTGAATCCAGCTACTCGTACCTACCTGTACCGGGGAAGAATAATTAACAGAAAAAGAATTTATATTTAATCCTAATTGGGCATTAGAGTTGCTACCCCAAGCGAATAAGGCACCATCTATACGTAATGCCATAGTATGAGAATAACCTGCTTCAACTTGAGACCAACTACTTGTACTAATTAGTACCGGAGATGATCTGTTAATAGAGGTATTATCTCCAAGCTGGCCGCTAGTATTTTGACCCCACGCATAAAGTTGGCCAATACTATTAATAGCTACAGTATGGTTACCACCGTTATGAACTTGACTCCAGCTACTTGTACCGATTTGTACCGGTCTACTCTTGTTTATAGTAGTTCCATCTCCTATTGTTCCTGTACTATTACCGCCCCATGCGTATAATTTACCATTACGAGATACTATAGCGGTACTATTAAAACCTGCACCTACAGAAACCGGGCTAACAAAATCTGTTACACCCGTAGCAAAGTTTTCGTTATTGCCCCATCCAAATAGGCTGCGATTAGTTGTAATACCTAGAGCAGCTCTATCTCCAGCATTGACAAGAATCCAGCTACTTGTACCAATCTGTACCGGGGAAGACCGGTTAATAGTGGTATTATCTCCTAATTGATAGGTATTATTAAGACCCCATGCAAATAATCCACCATCGGTACGTATAGCAGATGCATAATATTTACCAGCTGTTACAGCTGTCCAGCTACTTGTACCGATTTGAACCGGGCTAAGAGACACTGGTGGTCCAACTACTGCCCCTATTTGAGCGCCAATTTGTACCGGGGAACTTAGATTGACTGTAGTACTACTACCATTTCCTGCGTAAACAGAAATCCCCCAAAGAAATAAACTTCCACCAGAACGTATTGCAAAAACTCGATTGTTATTAGAGCTAATAAAACTCCAACTACTTGTACCAATTTGTACCGGAGAAGACCGGTTAATAGTGGTATTATCCCCTATACTAATCCCTGTTCCCCAACCAAACAAAGCACCATCAGTGCGTATCGCATGACTTGCTGTACTATTGAGCTGGTTGTACGGAAGTTGTGACCAGCTACTTGTACCTACTTGAACCGGGGAGGATCGAGATGTAGTTGCGCCTGAACCTAGCGTCCCGTTAGCTCCGTTTCCCCAAGTAAACAAAGCACCGTCAGAACGTATTGCCGCAACGCTATCAAAGTTGAATGTAACTTGAGACCAGCTACTTGTACCGACTTGTATCGGTGAAAAAAACGTTTTTGTTGCAGTGCCTATTTGCACTGGAGATGAAGCAGTAAAGACCTGCCCTGGGGCACCGGTATAATCCCATGGCGCAACAACTCGCCATGCCCAAATAGTATTATCTATTCTTAGCGCGCTAGGACTAGGATCTAATCTCACTTGAGTCCAGCTACTAGTACCTATTTGTACCGGAGAAGATTTCGATATAGTAGTCCCGTCCGCAAGTACTCCGGTAGTACCCGCACCCCAAGTAAACAATCTACCATCAGAACGTATTGCAGCTGTAGCTGAATAAAAAATACTTGATTGAACTTGAGACCAACTACTAGTACCTACTTGTACCGGGGAAGATCTGTTAAGGGTCGTACCGCTACCTAATGTGCCGTCGTTGTTACGGCCCCAGCTAAATAATCCACCGTCATTTCTTATTGCAAACGTTCTCGTGGACCCGCAATTTATTTGAGACCAGCTACTTGTTCCGATTTGTACAGGAGAAGATTTATTTATAGTAGTACTGTCTCCAATTTGACCGAAAGCATTACTCCCCCAAACAAATAAAGCTCCATCGGTTCGTATAGCTCCTACATGATTTTCTCCGCATGAAATTTGGGACCAACTACTTGAACCGATTTGTATTAGATCATTCGCATATCTAGATATTGTTGTTCCGTCTCCAAGTACACCATTATCATTACGACCCCAAGCAAACAATGCCCCGTCGTTGCGTATTGCAAGTACTGGGTTAAATTGACCACTACTAATATAATCTACTTGAGCCCAACTACTATTATTTACCTGTAAAAGTACTCTTGAACTTGCGCCAGGCCCACCAGTTGGCACCCCAAGTACCTCTCCGATAATTCCCCAAGCAAACAATGCCCCGTCTGTGCGTATTGCATAATATGTACTATTCTTGTTTACTCCTTTTGTCCAAGTATTTTCAACAAGAGCTGGCCAGTAGCCGCCCGAGCTTCCATCTCCAGCTAGCCCTAATACATAAAGTTTATTATTATTGTCTATATAACCATTTTGTCCACCGACTATTTGAGTCCAAGAAATACTGCCAAGAGGGTTAGCAGTAAAATTATTACCAAATAGCCCAGCTGGGGTAGAGTTTTGCCGGGCATCGGTTCCCCACATAAATAAAGCACCGTCGGTCCGTATACCAGCTACTAGCGTCCCGTCGGTATTAGGAGTAACTTGTATCCAACTACTTGTACCTACTTGAACAGGAGAAGATCTGTTAGACTCTCCGCCTGGAAAAATATTCTGTCCGAGCTGACCAGCATAATTCGCTCCCCAAGTAAATAGTGCGCCATCAGAGCGTATTGCATACGTATTAAAGCTATTAGCTCTAATTAAAATCCAACTATTAGTACCTATTTGTATCGGACTAGATTTATTTATAGTAGTACCGTCTCCTAGTTGACCGAAAGTGTTAATTCCGCGTGTCCAGAGAGAATAGTCAGATTTAACAAACGTAACCCTACTAGTAGAAGAAGGATCAGTAGTTATTTGTCGATAATTATTATTATCATACAAAGTTAAAATATTATTATATTCAATACCGGTATTTCTTGTTTGAACAGGGTCATTAACAAAACTATTATTAAGAATATTATTTAAAGTACTAAACCCCCATAAAAATAACTTTTGATCGGAAGTTATTGCACCAATATAAGAAGTGGTTACATCAACGAAAGACCATGAAGACGTACTAAAGCCACTAAGACTGGTTACGGTACTATTATTACCTATCTGCCCGTAAAAATTATCCCCCCATGCAAACAAGCCGCCGTCTTTACGGATTGCATACGAATTAGAATTACTAGCAGCGACTGCTACCCAGCTACTTGTACCAATTTGAACAGGAGATGAAACATATTTACGATACTCTGCATGCCCTGTACCCAGTTGACCGGTTTCGTTTCTTCCCCAAGCAAACAAAGCGCCGTCTGACCGTATTGCTACAACATGGCTTGTACCTTCTGCAACTGTTGACCAATAGCTAGTACCGACTAAAACTGGAGAGCTTTTATATACAAGAGTACCGTCCCCTATTTGTCCGTACGTATTATCCCCGCCAAGGTACAGTTTAGATGCACCTTTGAGCGGAGAAGCCATTAGCCATCTTACTAGATTCATATTACCGGTGCTTCAGTAGTGGTAGTACTTGTAGTAGTACTAGTTGTGGTTGTTGGTTCGGGTTGTACGTACACTGGCCAAATTATATTAAATGGGTCTTCTTGTAGAGTTATATCTGCTAGAGCAGACATATGAGCATCTAATGCTTTTAGTGTGTCTAGTTGAGGTAGAGATAATCTTTCGTGTCTATAATATCTATTATATCTCCATTCAAAATCTTTCATAAACTGATCTCTATTACTTCTTACTATAGACCATTGAAATTGTTTATTTTCGTATTCTAGTACTTCTGGTGGTAAAGGTGCTGCCCCTCCACCACCTCCACCACCAGGGCTTGGTACAGGCGTAGGTAGATTTTCTATAACTGGCTCTTCATAGACTACCCCGTCAATTACGGTATAACTGTAATCAACTATTTTTTGTGTGGCCGGATTAAAATAATACGGATTTTTTACTACTGTTTTCCACCCTAAAGCATCTAACTCAGCCGGATAATTTAACAAATTAGGTAGATTACTAATATTTTTCCAATTAGTAGGTAAAATGTCGCATGTTTCTTTAACTGTATTATCTTCTACGTAAGCAAAATTTGCCATGGTACTATAGATTATTTACTATCGGCCATAGATAATAAAGCTCTCCAATCAGCACCATTATCATTAGTTGAAAACACTATTACATCTGTGCCAGAAGTAGTTAATGTTGAAGCAACTCCACCAGGCCATCTAGTAGTTGTGGGCCAGATCATAGTATAAGAACCACCATTAGTTAGTTCCAATATAAATCCACCAGCATATCCAGCTGAAGGAGAGTTACTAATAGTCCAAGTTACGTTACCGGTAGCAGTTGCTGAAAAATAATTTGCCGTGCTATAGTTTATGTCTGTGGTGCCTGTAACACTACCTAAACTTATTGCGCTTACATTTGGACCAGATGTGCCTCCACCCCCGGCTCCGGGCGCGCCGCTAAAACCGCTAAATCCACTAAAGCCAGATGTACCTATACCGCTGTACCCAGAGTACCCACTCGTGCCACTTACTCCTGAATAGCCACTATAACCAGAATAACCACTTCTACCAGAATATCCAGAGTAGCCAGAAAATCCGCTTATACCAGAGTATCCAGAATAGCCGCTTATACCAGAGTAACCAGAATATCCAGAAGTACCTATACCAGAATAGCCACTATAACCACTTCTTCCGCTGTATCCGCTATAGCCTGAAGTACCGGCGCCGCCACTTGCGTATATTGTTCCAGTAGCAGAAATATTACCAACAACAGTTAAAGCTTCATTTGGACTACTAGTGCCAACTCCGACTTTAGTACCAGATACTACTAACGCATTAGTACCATACGTACCCATTACAACACTGTCATTACTGTTTACTTCTAATATAGGTAAACCAGTAATATCTCCTACAGACATAACAACACCGGTAAGAGCATCTGTTATACTGAATAAGGAACCAGCTGAACCTATAAATGCTACTTGACCTTCAGGCAGTACCTGTAAGGTTATAGATGATGCAGAAGGATTTAACGCGCTTAACCCAGCTGATAAACCTACAAACCGAATACTCGGATTGCTTGTTGTATTGCGATTAGGTGTTATGATCAAGTCTGGCATCTATTATTATTTATTAAAAACTATAACCCGTACCTTCCTTTTGTCGCGTTAAAGTTTTGAAGAACTTCAGTTGCAGCTAATGCGCGGCTGTACATTCTTACTGTTGAAACATTACAATCTGCATTCATTGTATACGTCTGGCCGTTATTACTTGCAATTGCTATTCTTAAATTATTAGTCGTGCCTATACCAGCGGCATTCGGTGCAGTAAAACTATTAGTTCCTATTGGTATCCCATTTATAAAAGTAGTGAGAGTGTTACTACTTCTTACTACTACAACATGAAACCATGTTCCAACAATAATGTTAGCGTTTGACGAACCTATCGACGCACCCGGAGCTGAAACTATACTCGAGGTCCCGCTCCATATATCGTAGGTTAAATTAGTAGCACTATAATAAAACATTGCGTGGTAACCACGGTACACTAATAATGCACTCCAAGCTTCTGTAGCATCGTAGTTAGTAGGATTCGCGTTGTTTATTCTTGCCCATACCTCCGTAGTATGATTACTATACAAATAAGTAGAAACAGCTAAGTTACCGGAAACAGTTATATCTGCGTATGCACCTGCCTCAGAGGCGGGCGGCATAGATCTTGTAAATTTTAAAGATCTACTAGAAGCTTCAAAAGAGTAAGTTGCAGGAAAAGGGGCGGTTAAATTAAAATTTCTTCCATTTCTACTTATATCAGTCCAAGTAGCCCCAGTTCCCGGGTAACTTTTAGTATTACCTGCATCTAAACAGAGTACTAAACCATCTTCTATAATATTAGGGCCACCAAAAACACTCATAAACCAAATCTTCCTTTCGTTGCGTTAAAGTTTTGAAGTATTTCTGATTCAGTAATACCTCTATTATATAGTAAGGCTGTAGAAATATAACCAAACGGTTGACTACCTCCAGCTTCATTACCCCAAGCGTTATGGGTAGTACCATTTGCTGTATATGCTACAGTTCCTTTTGCAGCAAGACCATTAATATAGAGATTAGTACTACCTGTACCTGTATTAGTAACAGTATACATAGTCCATTTATTAGCTAGACCTAAAGTGCTTACATCTAAATTATATGGTACAAAATTTCCCCCGTTATTATCATAATAACCTAACCGGTTAGTACCGGTTTCAACTAGTACAGGGTGATCGTCAGGAGTCGTTCTCCAGAGCGTTCTCCAAGTAGTAGTACTAGATATTACTCTAGCCCAAGTAAGCATGGTATAGGAAGTACCAAATGTATATGAAGAACCGCTTGGATAACAGCGGCCAGTGGTACTACAATTAAAACAATTTATCCCATCTACAGTAGTAAAGGATGCTGATACTAAAGTATGATTATATTTATTTAAAGTAAGATCTGTAAATACCGTGCCCGTGCCGGAATAGCTTTTAGTATTACTTGCATCTAAACAAAGCACCAAACCATTCGTGACTATCTTTGGACCGTTGAAATAGCTCATAGGTTGTATCTTCCTTTCGTTGCGTTAAAGTTTTGGAGTACTTCTGTAGCAGCTAATGCGCGGTTGTATATTTGAATTAAGGAAACACTGCCGGCAAAATATCTTTCTGAAGAAACGACGAGACTAAAGCCTCTTCCAACATTTAAATTATTCATTGTTCCAATAAATCCCGTTGGGCTTCCAGCCGAACCTCTAGATATGCCAGTTGGCATTCCATTGTAATAAGTAGTTGAACTATTTGGGACGTAAGTAATTGCAGCGCAATGCCAAGTATTTACTGCGAGACCACTCGCGACCACAACGTGCCCATAAAGGGAATTATTATTGTTAGTTATGTTTGAATATGCCCATCCAAGCTCACCGAGAGCGTTGAATTCTAATCTCGGGCCTATATTTCCTGTAGTCGCATTATATGCATAATTGCAATCTAAAACGTTTGCATAATTTTTAATTGAAGTAGGATAAAACCATACAATTACAGTAAATGAAGAAAAAGACCCTGATAATCCTCCAGAGACTGAATATTGATTTGTTCCGTTGAAAACAATACTTCCTCTACTAGCGTTACTATATGTTGGGCCGCCGGTTAATGTACCGTTATACCCATTCCTACTTAAATCAGTCCAAGTAGTACCAGTACCAGGATAGCTTTTAGGATTACCTGCGTCGAGGCAAAGTACTAAACCATTAGTTACTATGCGTGGCGCGTAAAATGTAGACATATTAATACTCCACTCTTAATTTAGGTATGTCTTTACGTTCAGCCTGGATAAAGAAATAACTATTTATATCTTTATTAAAAATATTTTCGTTTTTAATATAAACTTCCGTAGGGGTAATTCTATCTACAATTAATTTTTGAAAATGTCCAATTGGTGTAAGCTGAACGGTTATAGTATTTTCATCTACTAGTTGCGGCCAGTATTCAGGTAGAAGAATTATACTTTCTTTAGTTATACCTCTTATGAACACTGAATGCTCTGGGCCTTCTGCTACACCGTATTCAAGTTTCTTATAAGGCTTAGTTGGGTGCTTAATAACAAAGCTCTTTGTAGTAGCTGCAAATGACCCGCTTACTTCTAGAGAGTAACTCGGGGTAACAGTATTAATACCAACAAAACCACCGCTTGTAGCGTAGAATCTTACATTACCAGCTCCATCAGAAATTACTATATTACGGCTAGAGCTTGTAAGATTAAGACCCCCGGCATTACCATTAAAATTACCAATTACTACGTTTTCATTACCTGGGGCTACTGCACTTAATGCGCCAAAACCTACAGCAATATTATTCGTAGAAGTAGTGGTGTTAAAGAGAGCGTTTGTGCCTATACCTATATTACCGGTACCAGTGCTTATAGAATTACCTGCTTGGTAGCCGATCCCGATATTATTAGTACCGGTATTAACTGTAGAAAGTGCATTATACCCTACAGCGATATTTCTTACATCAGTATTACTAACACTGTTTAGACTGTTCCACCCTATTGATACGTTAGTATTAGTTGCAGAAGCTGTATACCCATATACTGTACCAAGAGCTCTTGCGCTTGCAGGTGCAGAAGCACTACTTGAACCGCTATAACCTGAGTAACCTGAAGTACCGATACCGCTATAACCAGAGTAGCCACTTATCCCTGAATAACCAGAGTAACCTGAAAACCCACTTATACCGCTATAGCCAGAGTAACCACTTGTACCACCACTACCAGCATCTCCTGCACGCGTAAAGGAAATAACAATACTACCATTGTTACTTAAAGTATTATTACCTTCCACATATGTTACATTAATCTTATAGTAGCCCGTTGCAGCAACAATACTGTTAATCTGGAAAGTTAAATACGTCGCACTTGAAACTCTATTAAATACTCTTAGAGTGCCTTTTACAGTATTAATAGAATCATCTAATGCAGCTAACCAACTTGCTGTTGAGGCACTATCTCCATTAGTGTTACTGACGTAAATCTGAGTAGTACTTGTTTGAGTTAAATTATTAAACCGTAAAAACCCAGCGCCTGGATCAGAATCAGTAACTGTTGTTGAGAATGTATATGGTTGACTATCTCCACCGAATATACCTTGATATCCACTGTAACCGCTAATACCGGAGAAGCCGCTTGCACCGGAATAACCAGAGTAGCCACTAAAGCCAGAAACACCTGAGTAGCCGCTGTAGCCTGAGAAGCCTGATATACCTGAGTAACCTGAATAGCCTGATATCCCGCTATAACCTGAATAGCCTGAGTAACCGCTTACGCCAGAATAGCCAGAGTAACCTGAATAACCACTTCTACCACTGTAACCAGAATAACCGCTAAAGCCGCTTATACCTGAATAGCCTGAATAACCTGATACACCGCTATAACCGGAGAAGCCACTTATACCACTATAACCAGAATAGCCTGAGAAGCCGCTTATACCGCTGTAGCCGGAATAACCGCTAAAGCCGCTTATACCTGAATAGCCTGAATAACCAGAGAAGCCACTAATACCACTGTAGCCTGAATAGCCGCTAAAACCACTTACACCGGAATAGCCTGAATATCCGCTAACCCCGCTAGCTCCACTATAGCCAGAATAGCCTGAAAGACCGGAGTAACCTGAATACCCACTAAAGCCGCTTGTACCGGAGTAACCTGAATACCCGCTGAAGCCGCTTATACCGGAATAACCTGAATACCCGCTGAAGCCGCTCGCGCCACTATAACCACTATAACCGCTAAAGCCGCTTATTCCGCTATAGCCAGAATAGCCTGAGGCGCCAGAATAGCCTGAGTACCCACTAAAACCGCTTGTACCGCTGTAGCCTGAATAGCCACTAAAACCAGAAATACCTGAATACCCGGAGTAGCCTGAATAACCAGAGAAGCCGCTTACCCCTGAATAACCAGAGTAACCGCTATACCCTGAAGTACCTACTGCTCCGGAATAACCACTATAACCTGAAAAACCACTAGTACCACTATAGCCAGAGTAGCCAATCGTACCGGAGTACCCTGAGTATCCAGACTGCCCACTGTAGCCTGAATAGCCACTAAAACCGCTTGTACCGGAGTAGCCTGAATAACCTGAAAACCCGCTAATACCACTATAGCCAGAGTAGCCGCTTATACCTGAATAACCAGAATAGCCGCTTATTCCAGAATAACCGCTATAACCAGATTGGCCACTATAACCAGAGTAACCACTCAAACCAGAATAACCACTATAACCTGAAAAGCCGCTAATACCGCTGTAGCCACTATAGCCTGAAAAGCCTGATAGCCCGCTATAACCGGAATAGCCAGAATAACCAGATTGCCCGCTGTAACCACTATAGCCAGACTGTCCACTATAACCAGAGTAGCCTGAAATACCGCTATAGCCTGACTGCCCACTATAGCCTGAGTAACCGCTAAAACCGCTTATACCAGAATAACCAGAATAACCAGATTGTCCGCTATAGCCAGAGTAGCCACTTGTGCCTTGATAGCCAGAATAACCGGATGAGCCTTGACCACTATAACCAGAGAACCCTGAAATACCTACGGCACCTCTATATATACCTGTAGAAATATAACTATAATGCTGAGTACCTTCATAGTACATGCGTACTGTTCTACTATTAGAAGATGTATTTCTTACATCAACCTCTACCATTATACGGTCAGTACTGGATAGAGCTATAGCATTAGCTAATGTATATGACGTAACCTGTAATGCCGGGGCATTAATGTTAGTATTGGTAAGAGTGTCCCCTACAGCGCTAAATAAGAGAGTCTGAGTGCTACCATCATATTTGTAAACACTATAAATAAAATTTAAGTCGTTTGCACTGCTTACATAATAATATGTATTGAACTGCCAGGTACCTGGAGGTAATTGATCGGTATTAGGCTGGCCTGTAGGGGTAATCGCGTCAAATAATTGCGCAGTAGATAATCCTAAAGTAACTGTAGCGTATGTTTCCGGGTCACCGTCTGGAGCATCGTCAAGTACATAATGCGACGGTACATCAGATGCGCTACTTGTATAATAGAATGTCAAGCCTACTGCTGGCGCGCCAGAAAAACCACTCGTACCACTATAACCAGAATAGCCGCTTACCCCGCTATAGCCGGAATAACCACTTAGGCCTGAGTACCCACTATAACCAGACGCACCACTGTAGCCACTGTAGCCACTGTAGCCGGACTGACCACTGTAGCCACTGTAGCCGGACTGACCACTGTAGCCACTATAGCCGGATTCGCCTGAGTAACCACTGTAGCCTGATTGACCACTATATCCGCTGTAACCAGACTCCCCAGAGTAGCCACTGTAGCCTGATGTACCAACACCAGAGTAACCACTGTAGCCTGATGTACCAACACCAGAATAACCAGAGAAGCCTGACAAACCAGAATAACCTGAATAGCCAGACTCACCACTGTAGCCTGAATAACCACTAAAGCCGCTTATACCAGAATAACCAGAATAGCCAGAATAGCCAGATTCTCCAGAATAACCTGAATAGCCTGAAAACCCACTAGCACCAGAATAACCACTGTAGCCGCTAAGACCGCTGTAGCCGCTATAGCCTGACAAACCAGAATAACCTGAATAGCCTGACTGCCCACTATAGCCTGAGTAACCGCTAAAACCGCTTATACCAGAATAACCACTGTAACCGCTGTAGCCACTATAACCTACTTCTCCTGAGTATCCTGAGTAACCACTGTAACCGGAATACCCGCTTAATCCTGAATAACCAGAGTAACCAGAAAAGCCGCTAAGCCCGGAATAACCTGAGTAACCAGAAAAACCAGAAATACCTGAGTACCCAGAATAGCCTGACTCTCCAGAATAGCCGCTATAACCACTAAACCCACTTGTTCCTGAATAACCACTATAACCGGAGTAACCACTTGCGCCAGAGTAGCCTGAGTACCCGCTAAAGCCAGACAAGCCTGAATAGCCGCTGTAACCACTAAAACCGCTTATACCACTATAACCACTATAACCAGACTCTCCGGAGTAGCCGCTATAGCCTGAAAACCCACTTATACCGGAATAGCCACTATAGCCGGAGTAACCACTGGCGCCAGAGTAACCACTATAGCCGCTAAAGCCAGACAAGCCTGAATAGCCGCTATATCCGCTGTAGCCACTAAGACCGCTATAGCCACTATACCCGGAAAAGCCTGAAATACCTGAGTACCCAGAATAACCTGAATAGCCTGATATACCTGAATAGCCTGAATAACCTGACTGACCGCTGTAACCACTATAACCTGAAAATCCGCTTGTACCAGAGTAACCGCTATAGCCGCTAAGACCGCTATAGCCACTATACCCTGAAAAACCAGACTGACCGGAATAGCCTGAATACCCTGACTGACCACTATAGCCTGAATATCCTGAATAACCACTTTCTCCACTATAGCCAGAGTAGCCTGAATAACCAGACTCTCCAGAATAACCCGAATAGCCGCTTATTCCTGAATAACCAGAATAACCAGATTGACCGCTATAACCAGAGTAGCCAGAAAAACCACTTATACCGGAATACCCACTATAACCAGAGTCTCCAGTACGAGAAAAAGAAACAATTACTTGATCGTTGTCAGATAAAGTATTATTACTAATAATATATTCTAGATCAATAGTTTGATATGTAGAATTATTAGTACTACTGTAAACAAAAAAGTCAAAAAATGTATTAGTATCTGAAAGTTTGGTTATTCTAATAGTACCACGTTTAGGACTTGTAGACTGTACAAATGTCTGTAGCCAGGTAAAGAGGTCTGTACTATAATAGTCGTAATTGCTTATATAAGCAATAGTAGTACTAGTTTGTAGAATGTTATTAAACTTTAAATAGCCAGAGCCTGGATCACTACCTGAGATATTAGTTGAAAAAGTATATAAGAAACTATTACCGCCAAAATCTCCTTTATACCCAGAGTAGCCACTATAGCCTGACTCTCCAGAATAACCACTATACCCAGAGTAGCCACTATAGCCTACTGTCCCAGAATAACCACTATAGCCGGAGTAACCACTTACTCCACTATAGCCAGAGTAGCCACTCATACCATCGACGCCGCTATACCCGGAATAACCACTTATACCTGAGTACCCGCTGTAGCCAGAATAACCGCTCGTGCCTTGATACCCAGAGTAACCGCTTTCTCCTTGACCAGAATAACCACTGTAACCTGAAGTACCTACTCCAGAATAACCGGAATAACCACTTCTACCGCTATAGCCTGAGTAACCACTTCTACCTGAGTAGCCGCTATAGCCTGATTCACCAATAAAGCCGTCTTGACCACTATAACCTGAATACCCGCTAAAACCTGAGCGTCCACTAAAACCTGAAAATCCCATTACCCCTTGAGCGGATAATGCAGAAATAGTAATAGAGTACGAAGTATACGTACCGTTATTGTTATTTCTTTCTAAAAATAAAAGATCAGTACCAGAAAGAGGACCAACTGGTACTGAAGGTAGTTCGTGTGGAAATATTAATGTCGGGAAATCAGCGGACATCTTATATACTTATTAACCGCTAAGCGGTATCGATCCGAGTGCTGAAATTAAGTCGGATAGATTTGTTAATGTCGGGAAATTTGGTCCCTGTATACTTGCAGCAACAGTCTCTATTGTAGGCATAATAGGTACAAGAGAGCTTAAAGCCGGGTTATAAGAGGAAAGTAATGAGTAAAGTGTTTGTAGAGCAGCTGCATTTGCAGAAGTAATTGTTGTGCCAGTACTTGTTGAGTAGTTACTTGGACTTTGAACAACGACATATGTATTAGAAGCTGAAGCTCCTAATGCTCCGACCGTTTGACCGGTGGTGTTAGTTACACCAATAAGATTGACGAGTATATTTGCATCCTCGTAATCTCCATATACATTAGTATTAGATTGCGGATTTTCTGCGTAATCAAATATACGAGCAGAATCTTTATCAACGAATTGGGTATATTCCTTTGTTTCAAGTATTTTTGGTAGGTTATTAAGATAGCCATCGCTCTTATTATCATATACTTGATCCATTTTAGCTTCCCGGGGGGCTTGTGGCTCGTAGCTATAATCGAATCGCTTGGCTTGTATCATCCATATATAATGCCCAAGTAATTGATTACCGGTGCCTCCTTTTTGATCAACACGCTCAGTTATTTCATATATTTGACCACTTCTTCCATTAGGTCTAGATTGCCCGTACTCTGAAAGCTCTATTAAATCCCCTGCTTTTGGTTCATATTGATATATATTAGTCACTCCACTTAAAGCAGACCCTGTTAAAGTGTTAGTAAATGTTTTAATTGCAATTAATGCAGTTAAATCTGCTGTACCTTGCAAGCCGAACTTACTTAAAATAACACTATCATTACTCAGTGTTATTGCGAAAATCATAGATACCGGGGAAGCAAATCCAGCTAATGGCTGTTCTCCATAAAAATAATCATGTGCGGATAAAGAATACAAATTAACATAATAGTTAACTTTCATTCCAAATTGATTTATTTGCTCTGTCCACCAGTTTTGCCATAAGTTCTGTTCAAGAGCGTTATTAGTTACATCACTATAACGAAGACTACCAGACAAGCATTCTGCCCGGCCATTAGTTGTGGTAGGAGCTACGTACTGACCTGTATCGACACAGTAACTTGCAATAGACATTATAAAAATATTTACAGTTATTGTTACTTTTAAATAGAAGTAAGCTAAATATAATTACAATGGCAAAATTAAAGAATTTAAGCGAGCTCGGTGATATCTATACTTCTAGTATACAGTCTACTGTTGTTGAAAAAGAAAAAGTACGCGATTATAATGATGTATTACTTACCGACACCACTAACTACTTGCCAGAAAGTACCATGCCTAAGGTAGGCGAAGGCTTTGGTAAGCAAAAGGAAGAGCTAGCTAAAGGCACCGGCCCTCAGGCTGCAGATAATTTTAAGAAAGTTACAGAAGAACAAGATCCAGGCGCATCTAAGAAGACAATGAAGAAAGATGATGCAAAAGATACAGAAAAAGCTGAAGAAGGCGAAGAGCACGAAGCCGGGGAAACAGAAAAAGAAATTAACGACGATGCTAAGAAGCATGTCAAAGCAGAAAAAGCAAGATTAACTACCCCTAAAGAAAAATTGCAAGAAGAGGTAGAATCTGGGTCGAAAAATACTAAATATAAGAAACAAACATTTACTATGTCAAAGTCAAAATTCGATAAACTATACGAAGACGCCCTTAACGGCGCTCCTTTTGCAAAAGACGACGAAGCAACTCCTGTTGCTCCTGCTGACGATATGGGTGGTGAAGAGCCTGTAACAGATACTGGCGCCGATATGGGCGGTGATTCCGTTACTATTACCCTTGATCGTGCACTTGCACAAAAACTTCATGACGCTCTTATGGGCCAACTCGGCGGCGGCGAAGAAACAGCTCCTGACATGGGTGATGCCGGTGCTGAAGCAGGTGATGAAACACCAATGGCAGAAGAAGACGAAGATGACGCAATGGGCGAAGCAGTTGATGCCGAAGATCTTGGACATCCAGGACCTGGCCATCATGCAAAGTCTGAACAGCTTAAAGACGGCCACAAGATCCACAAGGTTGGCGCTTTAAAGGCAGCCGGTGCTGCTTCTGAGCAGGGCGGACCAAAAGGCGGCGACGGTACCGTAAATAAGGCTAAAGACTTCGATAAGGGTCTTCAAAAGCCAACCGGTAACAATCAAGCCGGTAACCTCAAGGTAAGCAAAGGTACAGGCAACGCTTTCGAGTAAGATAAATTGACATAGAACTTTAAAGCTCGTTAGCAATAACGAGCTTTTTTATTGTCAATATTTTAAATAGCCTGGATTACCTAAGTCAGGTAACATCTTAGTAGCCGTAGAGTAATTCGGCAACTGCCACCCTAAAGCCTTTAATTCATCTAAGTCTTCTGCTTCGTTTTCATTTGTCGGTATAAATACCGGGCTAAACGGTAATTCAACGTTTTTGTCTTTATTGAATTTATTATATAGTTCGGAAGGCTTAGGCATACTAACAATAAATGGGTCCCAGTTTGTTGGTACTATTTTTAAAGGCTTACCGTTATTATCTTTTTGACTTACTTCAAAGAATTGCTCTACTACTTTAGTGTCTAGAATAAAAATAGCCCATATTAATGCTTCTACTCTATCATCTAAATATCTTTCATCTTGTTTCTTCCATACTCCATTGTCTTGTCTGATATAAGTTTTAAACTCTTCTACAGTTTGTTTATCGTTTATTTTTAAACACCTTAATACGTTCATCCAATATCTAAAGTTGGACATACTGTTAAACTTACTATTAGTATGGGAATATACTCCCATGCGATTGTCTTTTTCAGCTTTTTCATTATAAGACCCCATACTTGGAGTGTATTTTACAATATTAGAATATTGATGGGTATGTATTAGGGCATCGATAACCTGTGCTCCGCAATTATTACGCTCTACTAGTAAAGGAGGGTTGCCCCATTGACTAGCTATTTCAACAAGCTTACCTGCAAAATTAAACGGATCTAATTTGTTATAAGCATAGGTAGCTACTTGTTCTATAGCGGTTAAATCAGTTATATCTACAACTTGTATTACTGAATTAGCTCTAGCAATACCTTCTCCGACGTCAACACCTATACTATAATAATGTCCGTCTTCTTTATCTTTATATATTTTATAATGGCCGTCCTCATCCACAAAAATCGGATCAGGTGCAATTCTACTTAACTCGTCAAGCTGATCTTTATCAAACACACTTTCCCCAACTGCTCTAAATTCATTACCATACTCTTGATCAAAAGCGTCTTGGGAACCAAGGGCTCTCACAGTCATTTCCTTCCACTTTTCATCTCTACCAGGCACTTCCCACCAGTCAACTCTTTCATAGTGCCATCCATTTTTATCTTCTACAGCTTCACTGTATATGTTATAAAATAAATTACCAACCCCATTAGGTGTTGATAACATAAAAATCTTAGATTTCTTAGATGAAGAAATTACCGGGAATACTGATTCCCAGAAGTCATTCATAAACTCTGAAGGAATAAATGCAGCTTCGTCAATGAGAAGACAGTTAATAGATTCACCACGAGCAGCATCAGATGTAGTAGTACTAATACCAATAGAACTACCATTAGCTAACTCCATACCTTCTTTAGCGTAATTTATAACACCCGGCTTTAAAAAGTTAGGTAACATTTCATAGGCTAAACGAATACGTTTAAATATATTTTTAGCTGTGCCTTCTTTATTGGCTATCAATAGTACTCTATAGTCATCGTTAAAGCATACCATCCATAAAGCAAATATAGTTAATAGGGTTGTCTTACCGATCTGTCTAGAAGATAAAACAATATTGAATCTATTTTCAACTAAGGATTTTAATATACGCTTTTGATAAGGATAAAGCTTAATAGGCTGCTTACCTTCATCGAGATTTACTATATAAAAGAATTTAGAAAAATGTAATATAGACTTTCTAGCTCTTTCTAGATCTTCAACCATCTCTTGAGTCCATTCAAACTGAGTCTCTGGCGCAGGTAAGTTTTTATTACCTAGATAGAAGTTTTGATCTTTGTTTGGACTTTTGGCCATATTAGATACTTACCGTTGATATTATTTTATATACTGCTAATATATTACATGTTTACACCAAGTATTGTTGCTCTTCCAGAAGAACTACTATTAACTCAGCCTATTAAAGACGAAAGTCTCTTGTTAACATGTCAGCTAACTCAATTTGACAGAGAAGGTTACGAATTACTACCAATTGAGCAAGAATACTATAAAGCTAATAATATTAATCTACATGCAGAGCAAGTTTTTGCGTTAGAATCAGGAAGCGCTGAAGGCTGGCAAGCATCTCTACAAAAATGGTTTGTGCAGGAAACAGAACATCCAGAATATAAACTCGATCATTCTTTCTTTGTAACGCGTTACGGATTTGAAGGAGAGGCTAAAGAACAACTTAAAAGGTTATCTAAAACTAGACCAGAACTCAAAAAACTTTTAAATATTATCCCTAAATGGGGTACAGATTTTTGTGTGGATCTTATTACTGCTGATGAGTGTTTTGAATTAATACACTGGGAATGGGACTTTAGAGATGTATACGAGCTACAGCACCATGTAGAAACTATGGAACATGTTATAGAAACCACTGACTGGAAATCAGTAGAAAATGCAGTCAGATACTTTAATCAATACAACCACAATGCAGATTCAGAAGCAGAGGGTAATTTTAAAGCTAATCTGTTTGGTCTACCTAGAGCTATAAGACTGTATAAAGGTTTTTAAGTTTTTACGTCAAAAACTTTTTCAAACGTCTTTGGTGCTTCTTTATAGCTTTTCTGGCTTTCATCGTTCTTATCTTTGGTAAATTGCCAGTTAAAACAGAGGTCATCTACGACCTTAAAACCGTAAAAATTTAATACTTGTTTTTGAGTATTAATTACATTTTCACCGTTCCAGTTTTGTCCAATAGCAATTATACCAACATCTTTGTCTTTAATAATATTATCTTCTTCTAAAGTGGTGTGCCTATTTTCAAGCCAGTCTAAACGTTCAATAAGTTTTTGATAGATACTATTTGTCTGGCCCCAACGAATACTAATAAAAAACATAACACAGTCAGCTTCAAATAGCGGGCTAGCTATTTTCCACAGCTCATCGTCTTTATTGTTGTAAGATGCCCAGCACCGAAGATTGCCAGTAGGGTTCTTTTCTTTATCTTTAAGAGCAGCATCTTTAACTCCGCAATTATTACCATCTGCTCTACTAACATTACCCTCGCAGCAGTATATAGTTAATTTACTAACATCTATTATCTCTACTTTATCCCCTACTTCAGATTTAATATGTTCAGCTAAAAGCGTACTTTTGGGTTTTTCTTTATCTCCTTCCCAGCGATTAGACGTGGTTAGAAATAGTATCTTATCTTTATTTTTAAGATACTTAACAATATTATCCAGTTTCTGCTTATAGATGTCTGGATTATTTGTATTAACAATATCTTCAAAGAGTTTTAAATATGTGCTCACTTAGTAAATATTTACAAGGCATGGAACCATCTGCAAACACAACTACATACGAATTTCATACCGATTTGAATCCGGTTATCTGGGATGGGGTAGTATTAAAGCCAGAGATTAGAGACAAATTAATGGATATAGCATCAGCATTTATAGATTTTATAGAAATAGATATTGATGTTGTTGATGTTATTATAACTGGTTCATTAGCAAACTATAACTATACAGTATATAGTGATTTTGACTTGCATATTCTTACTGATTTTTCTGAGTATAAAGCAGACCCAAAACTCTTAAAAGACTATTTTGGAGCAAAGAAGACTGTATGGAATACCACTCGTAATATAACTATAAAAGATTATCAAGTAGAATTATATGTACAAGATGTTTCTGAAGCACATTATTCTACAGGAGTGTACTCTTTAAAAAGAAGTGAATGGATAGTAGAGCCTAAACCTATTACAAATGTAACAGAAGTAGATAAAAAATTGGTTTTAACTAAAAAACAAGCAATGTTAGATATTATTAAATATGCTCTTAGCCCAGAGTGTACTATAGAAAATGCAGAAAATGCTAAGGAAAAGTTTATGAGTATGCGTAAGATAGGTCTAGAAAAAGGCGGCGAATTTTCAGCTGAGAACTTAGCTTACAAAGAATTGCGCAGAGAAGGCTGGATAGATAAGTTAATCAAAGGGGTTATATCTAAGAAAGATGTTAGACTTTCTCTAGCTGAAGAAAAATTTAAAAATTACTTTTCTCTAAACAGTCAAGAAAAGAGAGGGCCGCGTCATAGAAGCTTAATGGCAGGGGTCAATAGTATGACTAATACTAAGGGTAAGAGTGTGCGTATGATAGCGAAGAGTCATACAGACCAGGAAACACCTTTTCCAAAAATAGAAAATTTAAAAGCAAAAAAGAACGGAATAGTACCATTGACCCCAGACGAAGCTCGAGGTATAGCTGCTTATTACGATATAGATCTAGAAAAAATTAAAACAACTCCACGCGGGTTAAGTACAAGTAGTATTAAAATAGCGTTCAATCCTACTGCTAATACATTTATACTAACTAAATCATGAGTGTTATTGAACAATCTATACTTAATAAAAACAGAAAAGATAAATTTCTGCTAGTAATAAATTTACCAGACGCTTTAAAAGAAATAAACACAGCTGGGCAGAATACAAGAAGTAATGGTACCTTAGATTTAGATAAATTACAGTTTTCAGTATATGGAGCTGTTGTACCGCCAACTACTATACCTGCTGTTGAGGTGCCTTTTGCGGGGCAGAGCTTAAATGTGACAACCGGTAAAAAACAAAATTACAGTGAAATAACAGTAAACTTTACTGTAGATAACGGGTTTAACAACTGGTGGGTGTTGTGGAAATGGTTAAATTATATTAATAATGCTGTTTATGGATATTTTGACGTAGAGGGCATATCTACCCAACTACCCCGTACATTTGTGAGTACAGCTAATTTGCAGCCCTACCAGACTAAAATTACTGTATTTGGCCTAGATGAATACAATGTTAAAAAAATCCAGTGGACATACGGTAAGGCATTTATAACTGGTTTAAATGGTATAAATTATAGTTACAGAGACCCGGAACAAATAGAATCTTCTTTTACATTTTCATTTAGTCAGTTAGCAACAGAATTACTGTAATTACGGTAACATTTCATTCCGAAAAAGCCTAAATAATAGTATAACACTACTATGGCTAACAGACGTTCTATAAATTCCCCAGGCGTAGAAATCCGCGAGATCGATCTCAGTACAAGAGCGACAACTCCCAACGGTACAAGTATTCTTGTTGCCGGCTTTGCACCACAAGGCCCTACTTCTGAAATTCTTAATATTTCAACTATAGCTGAATTTGAAAATATATATGGTACCCCTACCAATGCAGCAGAGCGTTATTTTTATTATTCAGTAAGACAATTATTTACAGGTGGTACGAACGCAACAGTAAATGTTGCTCGCTTACCTTACGGAGCCTCCGCCGGAGAAGGATTTTCCAGTAAGTACAGTGCTTTAGTTTTTCCAGTTATACCGACTGCAACAGCAGGGGCATCTGCCCTGAGTGCGCAACTAGGCGGTGCTGCAACTAACCTTAGTGCAGCTAACTATTACTATTTTGCAAAACCAACTTTACTTGAATTATCAGAAAATGACTACACTACTATTAAGCAAGGCGGAATTAACTGGTCTACAACTGGAGCTGGTTCTGCAATGCCTAGTATTACCAGTGTTAACTCTCTTACTGGTAACGGTATAGGGTTGGTAGTATTAAATGATGCAAAGACCACAATTAACGAAAAATTTGAAGGCTATTATTTAAATCTAGCAGACAATACTAACTTAAACCCATCTACAGCCTTTGATGATGCTAAGGACATTAAAACAATTACCTCTGAAGGGGCAGCAATTTCTAGCTATAGTACAATTCCAAATACACGTTTAGGATTTTCAGTAAGCGCAACTTCTACAGGCGGTATAGACAGTTTATCAGAAACTATCGAAAACATACCGTCTTATAATATAGCCACTGGTAGCGGATACGACGACACCGCAATCTTTTCTCTTTTCAAAGTAAGAGTTACCCCATTTGAAAAGAATTCATTAACATTAAGTTATGTATTACAAGAAGGCTATACTTCTTCTTTCTACGCTAATCGTACTATACAAGATCCAAACGGCGGACAACCTCTTAATAATTTCGTCAGTACAGTTGTTAATGACGCCTCACCGAACCTCACAGTATTAGTAAATCCTTATATTAGTAATAATACTACTTGGCTAGATGCTAGTGGTAACGCTCAAAAATATATTAGAGTGCTTACCCAATCTCTTGCCACCACTGTAACAGCTGCAGTTTCTGCTTCTACCTACGGCGGGGCAGATAGTCTATTTCCTCTCGGTGTTTATGCTCAGACTTTAGACACTACTAGTAATAAGGTTATCGGCAGCGTGTCAACAAAGCTCGACACTGTTCTCAATCTTGCTGAAAATGCAGATGTAATAAACATCGACGTAATTGCCGACGGCGGTCTCTCTACAATTGCAGCTGCAGTTGCAACAGCACCGTTAAGTACTAACGGGGTTTATGATGATATTGTTTTTAGCGGCGAACTTAAGACTCAAATCGACAATCTATCGGATACTACCGGTACATATAGTGCAGGTACAGTTGTCTCAGCTTGGCTCGATGTAACGAACAAGTTTAGTCAATTTGCACAATTCCGCCGTAAAGATTGCGTATACATCTCTGACCCAATACGACACATCTTCGTACAAGGGGAAAATTATAAGACTTTAGATGATAAATCTAAAAACTTCTCAAATAATATCTACTGGCCACTACGCAATCTTTACACCAATTACAATACTAGCTATTCTGTAGCATACGGTAACTGGGTAAAGGTTGTAGATGGTTTTAGTACTAAGCCAGTATGGGTTCCGTTCTCTGGTTTTGCAGCAGCAATCTATACAAGTAATGACGCAGTTGCTTATCCTTGGGGCGCACCGGCTGGGTTAAACCGCGGTGTTGTTACCGGTATAACTGATATAGCGGTAAACCCACAACAAAAACAACGAGACCTTCTTTATAAGGTATCTATTAATCCTGTTGTAAGTTTCCCAAATGAAGGTACAGTAATTATGGGTCAAAAGACTCTACTTAAGGCACCAAGTGCATTTGATCGTATTAATGTACGTCGTCTATTCTTATATCTAGAAAAGTCAGTACTTAATACTACAAAGTACTTCGTATTTGAACCAAATACGACCTTTACTCGTAGCCGTCTCGTTAATACAATTACCCCTGTATTTGATCTAGCTCGTAATACTCAAGGGGTGTTTGATTACTTAATTGTATGCAATGATACTAATAATACTGCAGAACTTATTGATGATAATACGCTTGTGGTAGACATTTATATCAAGCCAACTCGTACAGCAGAGTTTATCTTGGTAAACTTCTACGCAACTCGTACTAACCAAAACTTCCAAGAGTTATTACAATAACCTAAATAATATATATGTCACAAACTATTCAAGACTTTTATAGAGTAGCTCAACAGAGAGATTTTGCTAGAGATTACATGTTACGTGTAGTCTCTATTGGGGAAGACACATTCGGGGAAGATGATTTTGTATATATTACAACAGCAACTTTACCTGATAGAACTATATCTAATCAAGTTGCTACCTACATGGGCCTCGATTTTAACGTGCCTGGCACTGCAAAGTATAATGGTAGTAATAACTGGAGTGTACAGTTTAGAGCTGATAAAAACGGCCTATTACGTAAAAAACTTGAAGATTGGCAAATCGGTAAAGTATTTGACGATGAAACCAGTACAGGAGATCTAGCTCCACGTGGAATCGATAAAGTTATTGAGTTAAATTTAATTAATGATAAATTAGATATTGTTAATACGTATAAGCTTTACGGCGTATATGTAGTAACTCTAGGTAGCATTGGATATAACATTGCAGGCACAGGGGCTCCGTTAACGTTTAACGCATCTCTTGCGTATCATTACTGGAGACACGAATAAATAATTAAAACCCCCTTAAAGGGGGTTTTTTAATGTCTGGTTGTAAGTATTGGTATGGCAGATGAACCCGTACAGCTCAAACCGTTTATTGTAAGTGAATCCAAGGTAGGAGGGCAAGCTCCGGGATTAAAAAATCTTTCCTTAACACAATTCTATAATGTAGCGTTGAGAGATGGTTTTGCGCGGGGATATTTATTTAGAGTAAAAAATATTACTAATGTAAATTTAGGGGATACAATAATCTATGCTACGTCTGGTAAGATACCGGACCGAAGAGTTAATATAGCTACCGTAAATTATCAGTCCTATAATTTTAGAGTACCAATGAACGCAGAGTATCCGGATAAAGAAAATTGGTCGCTGAATTTTTACTGCGACGGAAAATATTACATTCGTAGCGTTCTTGAAGACTGGAGCAAGAGTATTTATAATCCAGACACTTTTACCGCAAAAAGAGACTTTAGCAGCTATAACCTCGAAATGGTCTTACTTAAGCCAGACGAGACAAGTTTAAAAGAAATAAGAACTTATAAATTAATAGGTTGTATACCAACATTAGTTTCGACTCCGCAATACAACGTAAGAACGAGCGGAGAAATTGTAACTGTAAACGTCACTATGGCCTTTCAATACATAGAAGCTGCAGATGTGTTATCGAAGGCAGAGCCCGCTGGCCTCATAGATAAAATTAATAAATTTACAAAAAGTGTTAAGAACGTTACCGGCCAAGTTAAGCAAATTACAAGTGCTGTTAATAATGTCGCAACAGCAACTAGAACTTTAAGAAACATTCGACGCTAAGTATATATATGTACGAACAAAAAATACAAGATTTTTATAGAGTAGCAACTACTCGAAAATTTTCTAGAGATTATCAACTTCGAGTTAATTATTTTAGTGTACCTGGTATTGGAGAATTATTCGGACCGGACGATTTAGTTTATATTAAAAGCGCGAGTTTGCCTGGACGTAGACTAGATGTAATTAAAGCCCCGTACATGGGTGTTAATTTCAATGTACCCGGTCTTGTGACATATACTAATTCAGAAAGCTGGAGTGTTACATTTTATTGTGATGAAGAATTGCAGTTGAGGCAAAAACTTGAAGTAGCCCAAAATTCAAATTTTAGTGCGTTTAACTCTATTGGAGATCTATCTTTACCTGATGATACATGTCGTATAGAACTAAATGTTATTAATGATAAATTTGAAGTAGTAGCACAGTACCTACTTATAGGTGCATTTATAACTGATTTAGGGTCTATAGAGTATAGAATGACCGGAAATGGCGGGCTACAGGAAATAAAAGCAACTATAGCATATCAATTCTGGCAAGGCGCTGCAGATCAAAGCTTTATTAGTGTAGACCGTGGCGGCGCACTCGGATTCTTAGATCGTATTGCGCGCGGGGCTCAATCTATATCTCAAGCCGCGGGCGCTGTTGGAGGACTGGCTGGTTCACTCTCCCAGGCCGGTTCTACAATATCTAGGGCTTTTAGAAGATAATCTATGAGCGAAGTCGCAACAGGCTCAGCTGATCTAGCAAATTCGTCTACTCCGAATGCTCCTTTTAGACCTATACAAGCATTTAAGGAGTTACTATCTAATCCTAGTTTTACTATACCTATCGAAGCAAATTTTGCAATAGGTATGACTTTTACGTCTAATCTACTTAGTGTAATAGGAGATATTAATCTATCTGATACAAATAGTATAATTGAACCTCAAAACTATAATGTTAGGAATACTCAGTCTAGTATTGCAGGGGTTTTGAATTTATACGAGCAAACACTTGGGCTTATATATGCTACCAGTATAAACATTCCCGGGGAAGCTACAGAGGCAAGAAAGATAGAAGTTTCTGAAAATAAAAACGCAGGTATATTTTTACCATTACCAGTACTGAACAATAGAAGAGTACAAACAACGTTTTCTATAAACATACTAGAAACAAATCGTTCCTTTTTAGACGCCTATATAAGACCGTGGATTATAGCATCATCCTTATACGGATTATATACAAGATCAGATAATAGCCCGCAAAATATAAAATTAAATAATTTATTTGTTTATCAGTACGATAAACAACGAAAAATAAGAAAGACAATAATTTTTAATAAAGTTATACCAGTTTCTATGGAGAGCACGAATTTGGCATACGGCAACACAGGTTCGACTTCTACTAAGGTTATTGCAACTAGTTGGCTTTTTGATTCTTATAGTATAACTAGTTATTAATGTCTTTTAAGATTAAGTTAACTTTACCAAGTACTTCAGAATCGGTACTTGTAAATGAATTGCAATATAAATTTTATCGCTCTTTAGTAAAAGGTCTACACGAAACTAATACAAGTAATATAAATTTACAGATAAACTTAATTTTAAAAGAATTAATTCCAAATATAGATATTAAAAAATTAACTCTTGAAGATAAACTTGCAGTTTATTTAGCGGTAAGAGAGATATGTGTCAATCCGGACCTAAAACTAAAAGGTACATGCGAAGAAACAGCTAAACCTTTCAACTGGATTACAGAAGTAAAAAGTATAGCGGAAAACTTAAAAAAAATAAATTTAAATTATTCTTTTAAGGAATTGAATGTAGAAGGAAGTTTTACAGGAATAGCAATTAATCATGAAATAGATTATATGAACGAACCGGAGAGTCTTTTTACTGAATTAATAACTCGTATAAATTATTTAAAAATAGAAAATATAAACGTAGAACTAAATACGTCTTTCAAGGAACGTAAGAATATTTTAGAGTTATTACCAGGTTCAATACTAAAAACTTTAATAAAGCATCTGCAGAATTATTTAACTGAATTAGATTCTATAACTCTGTTAGAGGTAAAGTCTCCCTACACTAATAAAGTTTTATTACGGTACACTGGTCAATTAACTGTAACAGAGACTAATAATTTTATAAAATATTTGTATTTAGAAAATTTAAATAACATTTATAGATCTTTTTATAATGTAGTTAAGCGCTGTCAGTTTACCCCTGAATATTTAGACAGTATAACTCCAGCTGAAATGCAGGTATACTGGTCTTATTTTATTACAGATTTAGCTGATAACGGTAAAACAAAAAATACTACAAGTAATGCATTACCTCAAACAGATGAACTAGGTTTTAATTAATATGAATACTATAAATATTTTACGAGAAATTGCTCTTAAAAATGCTTTTGCAATTTATATACCTTCTCTCGGAAGAGATGTAAAGTTTATACCTCTGAACATAGCACAGCAACGCCAGATATATGAAAGCGCAAGCGATAAT